CTTTGCTCCCGGAACAGTTGCTTTTATGCCATCGTACCACACGCTCTGCATAGTTGTTACAGTTGTCGCAATCAGAAACCCACCGCGTACCAGTCCCTGCTGCTTCAGATAATTCATCGCCAGTATCAGACTCCCAGTTTTTCCAGTTCTGGGGTCTGACAAAACGTAGCATCTTGGATTCAAACACACGAAGGCAGCCGTCAGCATCTGGTGTACCATGCTCTGATACTTTCCTTCGACTTTAGGATGCGCTGAATACAGGAAAGGCGTGGCTAGAAGCACGTCGTATCCCATGTTATTGAGAATCCTGCATACATCGTCGCACCACGGAAGTAGTACACAGGACGGAGCTTCACTTCCAGAAGCAGACGCTCCGGGGATACTAGATAGCGTCGCAAGCTCCTGACTGGTGCTAGCCAATACAGCTATGTACCCCATGTCTTCATACAGAACTATTTTGTCGTTCAGTTTTCGCATAGCTCAACATGCTTTCCAGCTCTGAAAGGTTATCTTTATGTACCACAATGTAAGTTCCACCAGCGTTTCGCACTAAAGACTCATCGTATTTCTGCATAGCTGTCTGTTTGGAATGGCTGTCAGCTTTGGCTTCAATGCTCAGGAACTTTCCATTCAGGCAACACACAAAGTCAGCTACGCCCTGCCTACCGAAAGTGCTTCCTCTAGGCATGAAGTAATATACACCGTAGTTTTTCAGTAGCTTCTTTATCGCATCTTTTACTTTTCCTTCTGGTGTCATAGCTGACCACCCCCTACCTGCACATTACAAGCCACATTCAGGTGTCTTGTACAACTGACACCATTTGCAGAATCTGTTCCTTTTAGCATAAAAGGAATTTGCATTGATGCAATCTCTCATTGTCTGCATCAAATCCAGTACGTCTTGCACTTGCCCGTAATTCTGCGAAAAGTCACAAGCCCCGCTTACTCTCTCGCCAGAGTCTACATACCAGTACGAATAATGCACAACAGGCACATGATGAACGAAACGTGTGAGCAACGCTTCTACGCGAAGCTGGAAACAATCTCTATCGTAAACCTTGCCTGTCTTGAAATCCAGCAAGGCTGCACTCCCGGACTCTTCAGATACAATAACCGCGTCCGCTTTAGCTCTCAGGTAAGCGTCGTCGTCCCACCATCCAGTCGGTTCCCATTTTGCGTTGATGACAAGTTCCTTCTCGGTGAAAACGTCAGCCCCACCATTTTTCAATGTCAGTACCGCATCCACTGAACGCTGGACGAAAGGAACGTCGAGTCCTTCAGGCCATGAAGATATTGCGTCAAGTCCTTCGTGAATAGCTTTCTCGATGCAATTATGGACATAGGTTCCTCGGCTTTTCTGCTTCGTCGCTTTCCACTCTATCTCTTTCGTTATAGACTGCGCCTGAAACTTGCGAGGACACTGTATGAACGTGGACATGTTACTCGGTGAAAATACGAACATTGCGTTCTCCTCTCAGCGTGATTCTTCCATCGTGGATATCTGGTGTTCGCTCCCCAGGAACACCGTTTATTCGTTCGTATACCCATATACGAAAAGAATCGCATACCCTTTTTGACGGTGTGTAGTCATTCCACCCTATACCAAAATCGTCGTCTTCGCATGTAACAACATTTATTTGCACGTCACCATTATGCATTATATTAAGATCATGCACACGAACGCAGCTAATAGGTACACAATCTACATTCATACACACAACGTATATACAGTTGAATACACTCACTAGTATGCGATACTTATGCTTAGTTATGTAATTATCAGCAGGTTTCAGAATACCTGCTAGTTTAGCGTAGTACATAATAGTATTCAACGAACGGTCAGCAGGATTCACTTCCTCCTGTTTTATTTGTTTCTTACCGAATAGCAGTTTAAGAATAGACATCAGTTTGCTCCTATAGATCTATCTGATTTTTGCATACCAGCCTATCAAATCAATCCCAAGAAGACTTAGCCCAGCAAAAAACAGAACACCGGAAAGAAATGCCAGAAGTCTATAGGGCCCCCCGGAAACGGCGAAGTCAAAAGCAGTGACAGCTCCTACGAAAGATACTCCCATCATTATAAGACCTACGAAACAGCGCATATTCCCTCCTGCATAATTTCTATGTAAGCCCTTATGAACGCTTCTGCTTGCGGCGCAACAATGGCGTTACCATAACCGCGCAATCGTCCCACTCGATTGGTAGCCCCATGAGCCAACGGGAAAGTGCCGGGTTCAACTGCCCTCCAGCGGCCATCTCGACAGTAAAGCCAATCAGCATCTCTCCAGAAACCGTTCGTCGGCAGGGATACGCCAGCCATGCCGCATCCGCAATGCAAGTCTGTACTCCGTTTTCCTTTAGCTTCTGCGGGTTCTTGCTGTTCTTCGTAAACTTCTCTGCTTGCGGAGTCGGCCACCCGGCTAACCCCGCATAGTCCTTCAAATCCCCTCTGTAGCTTCCCATAGCATTTGGGTTCCTTGTATTCCCAATCTCGCTCGGCGCAGTTCCCTTGTATCGTAATTGACGAGGAGTTCCTTCGTTGGTCGCATCGAACGCTTGCGGAGTTGGCCAGCCTGTCAGCCAGACCTCTCTGCCCAGCAGACAGTTCGTCGGGACATGGGGGCATTCGGCTCCGTCCTTGTAATCTCTTGATGTCGGCGTCGGCCAACCCGCTGTAAAGACTATATCCTCCAGCCTGCTCTTGCGGTCGAAAGCCCTCTTCGGATTGCCCGTTGAATGACCTGTCTCCGCTGCTCGTGGCGTGGGCCACCCAGTACAGTCTTTGCCTGATATGCGGCGCGCCGAAGCCCGCAGCGCAGGTATCGACCGCCCCGCAGGCGTAACCCGCTCCTTCCAGGTCAGACGATACAAGGTCGAGCCATGCAAGGCCGTCACGGCTCGCAACCTGCTCGCCAAAGATTGTGACAGGCCGGCACTGACCAATGAGATAGAAGAACACGGGCCACAGGTGCCGCTTGTCAGCAGTCCCTTTTCTTTTGCCTGCCGTGCTGAAAGGCTGGCAGTTGTGGACAACGATTCCGTCAGCGACATAGCTGTTATCCTCCTCTACTTCCAGATTGTAGACATCGACTGAGGCATCGGGCAATACCTTTCTGACCAGACCTTCGCCGCCGTGTACACCAAAGCGGAAAGATCTACTCAACGGGTACCATGATACGCGGATATAAGCCTTCGCATTAACTGTACGGTCTTCAATAACGGTTTTTCGGCCTTCAGTTCTCGTCAGTATCGGTGAAAAACCGCAGCGCAGTAAAAGAAACTTCAAGCCTATCGCCAGATTTTTGGACACGGTGGAAATCGCCAAACAATTTCTGTCCCGTGAACCGTCAGAATCCACCCATCCCTGTATAAACCGCCGCACATATTCCAAGGGTGCGCTGAGAAGCCACGCCGGAAGTTTTTTATTGCCACTTCTTGTACCAAAGTATTCGGACAAATAGCCGGACAGCCATTTGGAACCGCAGCGTGCCCTGACCGCAGTGCGTTCCCTGCTGATGGAGTGCGACATACCGGCTTCACGCATTGTGCGGACTATCTCGCTTTCCTTGTCAGGGGAATCGCATAATAATATGCTGTTCCCTGTTATCCAACCGTCACCAATCCAGCGCCCGAGAAAGTAAGCGAAAGCACCGGACGTAACGTCCACATTATCAGCGCCGCGCACGGATATAACGCCCTTCGCGATTGCAGTGTCCCTGGCAGCTTTCGCTTCCTCGGCGGAGCTGTAGGTTCCCAGATACACAGTCTTGCCGTCCTTCCATCCGGTAACGCGAAAACGCCCGCCGCGAACGGTAAGCCCGCGCACGGTTTTCTCCGGAACAGGAATCGCGACGGTAGGCTGACAGCACGCATTTATCCAGCGTCTTTTGACCATATGTTCAGCAGCAACCCATGTATCCTCCGGCGTCAAAAACGGGTGATTCGGTGTGCAGACCAGCCCATAGTGTCCCTGCCCCTTTACAACAACTGTGGTTTTGTGCAAATCGCAGCCGGCGCGCAGCACTTTTCGCCACCGCTTTTTATGCGTCAGCACGTTCATGCCGACCCGAATATTCTGAATGGGTATCAAACCTTCGTTAGTATGAATCATGGTATCAGCTGGAAAACATGGGCAGCTTCCCGTCCAAACTGGTCTGTCGTCCGGCCATCCAGCGAGTCGTAATGCGTATGACCACACCCCGATTCCTGCGAAGAAATGACATTGGGCGAATCCTCTAAGGTCAGATGGGCAGACATCTTCAATGCTCCTTGTATCTACTTCGCCGGGGGCTATACACCCGGCTTTGATAAGTTCTTTCAACCAAGCGGCAGCAAACGGGTCGTTTTCGTTGTAATATGCGGTCATCTTACACCACCGTAAAATCAATTCCCACTTCAGCTTCGCAGGCTACAGGAAATCCCTGTAGCCAATCAGGTACAGAAGACATACATTCAGTCATCACTTGTACAGTATGCGCAACCTCTGAATCAGGAACAATAGCAGCGAACGAGTCGTGAATGTTTCCATGTAGATGTACGCCATGTTCGGCCATGCGACACGCTTGCCACATCAGAAGCTGAAACGCGAGAGACTGACAACAATTATGTGCTATGATTGGTCCATGTGCTCCGGCGATGACGAACCTGTGTCTTGGTCCGCAGTCGAAGATGTCGAATACTTCTTTCGATACTGTGCCTGTAATTTGAAAAGTTTCAGCTTTCCATTGTTCCGATTTGCCGGAGTAGCTAACATTTCTATTGGCCATCCGTGCTGTATCCTGTACTCTATGGTCGACCGAGATATGCCGGTAGCATTGGAAAGCTCCACTATATCTATGTCTGCATATACTCCTGCACGATTGCGTCCATTTACTTTGTATGTTGTCCAGCGGCAATTCTCCGGGCAATAATTCCCATTGTTGTCTATACGGTCTATTACAAGACCTTGTTTGTATGTAGGCCCCATATCTGCATAGAAATTCTCGAACGAGTCTTTCCATCTGTCGCAAATAGTTATACCCCGACCGCCATACCGAGGATACGCTGAATATGTTGGGCATAGGCAACGCAGCTTCATGGAGTGCCATACTGCATAGAGCGGATGACCCGTCATACCATGAGTACGCATCCTGTTCCTCGAAGAAACTTTTGCGCAATCCGAGCACATAGGTGTCTTTCCTCGGCCTATAGCTTTGGTTAGCTCTGAGGTTACCCTCACCACTGTAGCCCCGCAATCGCAGCGCATTTGCCAACGCCATTTTCCATGAAGCGAAAATAATGGCCGCACGGCTACGAGTTTCCCGTAGCGCTGCCCAGTTATGTCCTTGAAGTTGTGGTGAATTAGACCTGCGTCTTTTCGGTAATCGTAGCTCACACCGTCTAAGGCGTCGTACATCCGTTTCTTTTGCGGCATACCAGCCATCCTCAGATAATAGTTTGTGGTCAGATGTCATCCATACGCCGTCAACAACGATGCACGGCTGTATACCTTTCTGTACTAAACCTGAATGGGAAACAAAGTCAATCCCATCGTACACTTTATCTGAAAGTCTAATAGTTTCAATAGGTTTCCATCCGCTATCAGTATAAACCAAGGTTCCTTTGGCTATACAATTTTCAGTAATAGCCCCACCATAGACCTTAGTTTTTATCGTACTTTTTCCTTTCACTCTGTCGAAATAGTATTGTAGTCTTCTACTTCCTTCTACCTTTTCTGCACGAAGACCGGGATACCGAATAGTATATCCGCTCGGCATTCTAATACTCGGAACAGGGTTACTCGCTCCAAGAACAGGCATAGTTCCGAACTCCAGCGTACAATGCTCCGGCCCGGCAAATACACCACGACTCCCAGATGCCATAGCTTCTATAACATTCTGGCATTTTCCCCAAAAGCCAACAATGTTCGGATGCTTCATCCGGTAAATAGTATGCGCGTGCTTCGCGAGCTCAAGATGTACGTTCGGGTCTTCACTCAGTTTGATACCCTGCCGCATGAGCGTGTCGGAAAACTTCTGGTAGCCAGTGCCGTATCCTGCGCTCAGTATTCCGGTTTTTCCAACATTGCGATAATTCTTCATCTGCTTATCGCCCGACTTTGCCCCAGCTTTTATCTCTTTCCAAGGCACACCGAAAATACTTTCGGCAAGCTCAGAGTAGGGGTCTCTTCCATCTCTGAACTGCTGAAGCAATTCAGTTTCTCCTGCAAGGTAGGCAAGGATACGAGCTTCAATCTGGCTCGAGTCAGCAGCTACTACCTTGCATCCGTCAGGTACATGGATCGCTTTTCGCAGCGCAAGCATCTCAGGGTTACGCTTGCTGATATTCTGCATGTTCGTAGAGTCGCTTGCCCCTTCACTATTTCCCGCTCCATACCGCCCCGTATGCGCGAAGTAAGTCTTCAACATAAAGGGAAGCGGCTTTCCTGTCTGCGATAAGTCGTAGAATCTCCGTGCTCTACTCATCTGACCAGATGAATTATGCTCCAATCGGAGCGCGACAAGCTGCGAGATGCGTGGGTCTGGATGGTCAAGCAAGTCAAGAAACTCAAGGTCTGTCTTAGACAGTGCAGGAACCATCACAGTATACTTTGCCGGGTCATCAAGCTGCGCTTGGATATCCGCGATGCTCTCCCCTGCCTCCAATGCTTTATCGCGGGCAGCAAGAAGTTTGTTACGTTTCGTCTCAGTTCGTTTCTCTGAAACTTTCATCGGGACTTGGCACCCGAATGCTTCAAGCATCGAGACAAAAGTATTGGCGCTTCGTATGGCTTTCAGCATTTCTTCAGGCGTGTCGAAATGATAGAGAGATGAAATCTCCTTCCGAGCCTGTTCCTCTTTAGCTTCCAGCTCAATTATGTATGCGGCAAGCTCAGGACGACTCAGAGTAAATGCTGGTTCCGTCGCCATCCTGGCCGTGATGGACATGAACTTGAGAGCATCGCTCGTCATGTATGGCAGCATCGAAAAGAAATTCTCACTGCATTGCAGCGTGTCATCTGCGCAGTATTGCTTGAAGAACGCCCACTCTTCCGGGGAGAACTCTTCTCTTGTCCGCTTCCCGTCGCTTACAACAGTACCAGCTTGCTTGGTGCCGTGTCCAAGCCATGCTGTCAAAGACGCATGTGACTCCCGCGTCAAACGGGCTATCCCGCACCACCGAGCCATCGGTATTGTGTCCCAGATATTGCGCGGTTTGACTCCATATATTTCTGAAAGAACGAGAGCGTCAAATCCAGATGCGTTATGCCCCACAGTCACAGTATCGGGTCTCTCAAGACCCAAATTCGCAACGACGTGAGGTATGTCGCTATGCTCAAATACTTGCACAGCTTCGCGGTTGATACGGACTGAGAGGAGCTGTGCATAGAACCTCTCGTCTCGAATATAAGAAATAGGTCCAATCTTGGACAACGTGTATTCCTTGCTGTCCCAGTAAGTTTCAAAGTCAAGCGTAATGACCCGCACTGTACACCTCCTAATGCAGTTGCTATTTACAGGCTTGGACATATCTCGCATAATTGTCGCGGTCTACGCCGAAAACATTTGCAGCGGCGTCCACATCACCACCGACCTGCCGATACACCGTATCAAGAAAGTCGAGCTCATCGATAGTCATGTCAAGAGGGTCATCTGTTGCTCCGGGCTGAGCTTCAGGAACTTGTTCAAGGGCAACTTCAGGCTCAGGTTCAGCTTTCTTCTTCCTTGGCCCACGTTTTTTCGGCGTGCTTGCAGCTTCAAGAACTGTCACTCTATCAGACAGAGCTGCTACTCGGGCTGAGTCATCGTAGATGTGGTCTCTCAGCGCACCGAGCTGCCCATGCAGTATACTCACAGACTGAGCTGTTTCATAGCAAGACTGCTCACAATGCTTCACGCGCTCGATGAGAAGAGGAAGCACGTTGTCGACAAGCTGTTTCAATACTTCTTGGTCAGTCATAATACCGCTCCTTTGTATGTTTCGGCACAATATATCACTTACTATCTGCTGTCAATGGTTTCGTTAGTATATCGTATGGTGCAAAGTAACGGTCAGGGAGGTCCATCCCAGACTCAAAACGAGACATGGCTCTAAGCAGCTCAGGCATCCGAGCAATGACATCAATAGAATCGGCAGGCGAAACGCCAAGCCGGCCACAAAGGAAGTCAATGTACGATTCCTGATTTCCTTCTGCGAATCGCTTGACGATTCCTTCTACCGTATCAATTTCGTGAATGACAGCATAGGAACGCAGAACGAGCGCAGCGGCTCGGATACCGTACTCCCATTCATCGAACACAGCATGACCAAACTCGTCATACCCTACCTGCCCTTCCCAAGGGTCCGCTTCTCGGAACTTCACGTTGAGAGGATTCTTATTCAGTGCTGCAAGAGTATCGTTTACTACAAACGTAGCGTTCACTTCGTTTTCATACTCGTTGTGGGTAGGCAACGCCGCCAGTCTGTCCTGCGTATCAAGTGTGCGTAATATGGAGTCTATTCCAGCACGAACTCCTTCTTCATAACCTTTGTTGTAGTCTGTATAGTTGCTGCTCATGGCGCTGTACAAAAAAGCGTTTGGAACTGTGCACCCAATGATTATGATAGCTACTGACAGTACGTTTGTAAATCTAATCCCCATAGTTTACCTCTCAAATTGCTGTTATAGATTATATCCTATAATTCGAATTTTTCTAAGCGCACGAACCCAGTCAGTATATGCTATAGTCGAACACTTTTGGCCAACTGGACAGGAACTAAGGCCTAAAATGTGTGGTGGGCAGTGGTCTCTTAGGCAAAGGTCGCGCAGTAAATAGGCTTGTTCTTTGTAGGTCAGTCCTATTCGTTTTCCTATTTTCCTGTGTGTTAAGAATCTTTTCCAAGCACTGGGGTCGTTGTTTTTTGTTCCGTGAAGCGGGCAGTCATCGTTGATTACCCAGCCAAACCGCCTACCATCACCACCCAGCCCTTTACCGCGCATGTTATCTAATATCGGGCAAGTACATCCAAGCCGCATGGCGGCGAGGCTGCCGGGAGGAGTAGACTCAATTGAAGCATCCGTGTGAGCATTGCTTGTGGGCTTTTCATTTACCATAATTTCCATGTGAACCACCTTAGCTTTTATTCTCCTGAGTAGTCCTTATCTTCCTCATCTTCCTCATCTTCTGTGAACTCGTCGTATGTTCCCAAGTAAATATTCCCGTCGTAAAGACACAAGTGAAGTCCATCAAGCGTAGCACTGTCCAGCACGTTATCCAACGCTTCCCAATACCATACCTCATCCGGGCCTTTACGCAAAATTTCGATGTCTTCCGGATTGACGTTATCGAGCACGTTCCTGTATACCTCTGCCAAAACCTGGCCGATGTACAGACCATGGATTCCATCAACCAAAAGTTCCATACGAACCTCCTTAGCTACGCTCTCCTGAGTACGGCATACTCAGGAGAGCTAAAGAATGTTAGCAATACTCAACGCGGCGTGGCGTGCTCAGATGCACCATACGACGTTCGGCTTCCGGATGCAGAATGAGACTCCCATCATCCTGAACAAGACGGACAGGCGCTGAACAGCAGTCATACACTTCCTGTACGACAGCATACACATCCTTGTCATGCTGGCGAACAGCGAAGTCCGTAATAAGCACGTCACCGTCTGAATCGTGCTGGATATGCAGCACATCGCCGAATCTGTCATGCGTGAGTACATACCCTTCTTCTGTGTTTTTCCCTTCCCATCCGTCGTGCGTGAAGTCCTCACGAGTCATTACCCTTACGGCAACATATTGAGTATTCCTTGTCATGTTTACCTCCCGTAAACGCTAAGTGTTAAAGGATAATCAATGCCTGCGACTGCACCATATTCGCCGAGGCTGTCTTCCATCCTGCGAAGATACGCCTTGGTTTCCTCATCTGGTTCCCAAAACTCTCGGTCCAGCTCAGGACACGAGATGCTGTTCTCTCTGTCGTCGACATCGCAGTCATTTTTATTTGCACAATGACGACAGTTCAAGATATCAGGTTCGTAAGTTTCGAGCCATTCCAGACTTAGCATGACGCAACCTCCTCGGCGATCCAGTCGCCGTACATAGCGTTGTACCACGGATATTCCGGGCGGTTTGGGAGTACTCTAACAAGCCCGGCGTCGTCGAACTCCTCGCCTCCCCATTCTTCAGGAGAGAGCGTGTTGAACAAATCTTCAGCTTCAGTCTCGGTAAACACTGCGCCCGTATCGGGCTGCATATAGAACACTTCGTGCTTCATCGTAGACTCCTTTTAGATTCTGAAAATGTACCCGGATGAAGTTTGGTCAAAGTCATTTATCAACAGGTCTCGTCCGTAGTCCTCATAGTTGAAGTACATTGCTACTTCGTTGGGGATACCATCGAGTAAACCACTGTTTTCAGCACACTCTATACCGAACTCTTTGTCAGAGTAGAATGGACCGCCGTAGTAGTAATCTTCAGCAACCCTTACTGACTCGACGCGGTATTGGCACTCATTGATCCATTCGAGGTATGCCTGTAACGGTACACTCTTACGGCGTTCGAGAACGACACACGTTTCGTAGTAATCCCATATGGCTTCGAGGTCGTCCTTGCCTATGAAATTTGGAACATATTCCGTATCCTCGATGCGACCGCGCATCGCCTTCTCGAAATCCTCGAAATCCTCGAACTCGTCCAGTGAGTGCCATTCACCCGTGAGGGTACAAACACTGATATCAGAGGTAGAAAAATCATTACTCATGGTGTTCTCCTTCATAATTCACAGCCTTTACCAGAAGGGCTACCCGGTCGCGCAAACAGGCATGTGCTTCCGCAAGCAAGTCTGGGATAAGTGAATCCAAATATTTTCCTGTATCGTCTGTAAGATTACATTCAATACTGCACAGGCCGGCTAGTCCTTCGAGTTCGAAAGTGTCAAATGGACTCGAGAAAGTAGCGGACACTTCCAAACATCCGAAAAACCATTCATCATTTTTCCAGCGTTCGACATCTGTATCAGAGTAGCAGTCGTAATCACTTGGTGCGGAACACGAGTCCCATATAAGATGTATGTGATACGTTATATCGCCGCGCTCTACATCAACGCACAAACCAGGATAAACATAATCAGGAAACAACATATATTTCTCCTTTGATTAAAAAGTTGCAGGGTCGCACGGCATGATGATACCGTAAGGTTCAAGACTGCCCAGTCTACAGAGATAGCACGCTGACTTGTTCTGACCCATACTTTTAGAATACAGAAATACGGAGTCAGCCTCATACAGCATCCGTTTCAACAGGTCATCGTCGAAAAAGTATTCAGTATCTTCAGAGTCTTTGAATACTCTGTATATTTTGCGTTTCTTATCTATGGTTTTCTCTAGCAGTCTAGTGTTTTCCAGCCTGTTTCCCTCGAGACACACGCCATCTTTCGGCATAATGTTTTCCGTGAACCATTCTTCCGACCTGGAATCAATGCTCCACCGGATGCACATATCCGACACGCTGAACGGATGTGTTGATTTTGCAAGTATGATAGCTGCAACTCCTCCTATTACTGCAATCCCTCCTTTGTATGAAGCGACTGTGAACGATGTGGAACTCTTTATTGCACATCCCTGAAACCACCATGAGAGAGCTTCCTTTACCAGTTTATCGTCGAAAGAAAGAGTAGCCATAATAATCCTCCTTATAAGTTATTCAGCATAGATGACATATGTTCCGTCGTCCTGCTGCGCAATATATATCTCGAATCGACGCATTTTACGCGCAGCATCCGAATAGACACTTTCGAACTCTCTATAGAGATGAGCATCCTCCATAAAGGCATCTGTGTATCCCTGAACTGTCAGATACAGTCTGTTTCCTATGCTGTACAAATCGACAGGGCGTAAGAAAATACAGCACTCCACGTCGAAAGCAGGCGGAAGTGCATCGCACCATTGCCGGATAGCAGCCCGCATACGAGCTTCGCTTTCTTTATCTACTTTGTATGGTACTTCACAACAATAGAGTTCGCATCCGTCATCTGTATCAACAACCTCTGCCCATTCAAGAGTTTTCAACCATCCGTTATAGATTTCGTTCAGTATGCGATCATCCACAGATTACCTCCTTACAAATGCTGTGCATCCTACAACATTACCCGCGTCATCACGGGCAAGATTCGCCGGAGCGAGCAGGTCTTTACGCTCCGGCGCATACAACATCGTCAAACTTGAGACGATATAATAGGTTCCTTCTACCGCAGAGGGCAGACCTGCTACCTTGCACAAGTCCCTGTTGACGCACGGAATATCGCCAACAGGTTCAGCCTCTCGCTCCTCCGTCAAGACACGAGCTACCGTACCTGACGGAGGAATCACCATAGTTTTACCGTTTGGGCGCATGACAACAACGTCATGCGCCGTAAGGTTTACGAAATCAGCCACACTTCCTCCTTATATAAAACTGTTCCACATGGGGAGTTTGTTCCACAGTTCAATGAGGCGCGCATACGCCTCCTTCCAGAGAGGACGGAAGTTATTGTCTATGTAGAAGGAGAACTCCTCCTCGCTAAGACCAGCAGGAATAGCCTCCGAAGAGGCTAACGGAACAGCAAAATGGCGCGCCAGTTGAGTGTCGGAACGGTCTTGATGTTCGGTTCCCCTATACCAATACCAGCCGTTTTCTACGGCGTACATCGGCTCGAATGTGTCCCCTGATGGAGATACGTTGAACAAGTGATGCCCGTCGACCAGACGGATTAGTTCAACGGCATCGGTCATGTCTGGACTCTTACGCATAAGATCCGTAAACAGTGCCTCCTCATCGTCCACGCCGAGGCCGGCTCCGCAGGAATGATTCGCAATGTTGTGTGTTGCGGAGATATACCAATGGCGATTTTCTGGGAATAGTACAAACGCAAGAGTTATCAGACTCTTGTGCGAGGTTACGAAGTACTTCGGAGCCGCATAGTAGGAAGTCCTACTACCTGTCGGATTCGTTGCGTAATACGCTTGGCCGCGAAGAGGTAACAAGGAGGCATTAGCAGCGTTACAGTAACGCTGCATCATTTCAGTTTCGACGAATGAATATTCGTCGCCTTCTGCGCAATAGCCGCTTGTCAGTTTCTGTACGCGGGCAATAATCTTGCTTTCTTCCATTTTATTATTCTCCTCATTCTCCGCATGCGAACCGCACACCAAAAGCGCGGTAAGTGCTGTTTTTGCTAATAACCAATAACTTCAACCCGGGTACGCGGGGCGGATCTACTCCGGGAATATGTCGGCGGAGTTCAGCCCGTGTCCAAAGAGAATCTTTAGGAACGAAGGCAAGACCAACAACACCATCCCTAATGGGATAATAAATGTTCAAGTCTTTTTCGGCCTTGAAGTATTCCATACCAGCCTCCTTATATCTGCCGAACATAGCGCGGAACAGCCTTATCTTCCGCTCTGTTCGGCACGTTTCTAAATTTGTGAACGCCGTCGGCGTAGGTCTCTTCACCGAGTTCCAGCAGCTTGCTTGCCTGCGCAAGTGTCAAACCGCTGTTTCGAAAGACATAAAACACGCCACGGCACTGGACTACAGGATACTTTCTCCCGTATTCCAGTTGCAAAATTTTCTTGCGACGGACTGCATCGGCCGCTGAAACAGTCGTGTGCCTGTCTGTAGCATGTTCACAGACAAGCGACTCGGTTCCCGCGTCCCAGTAATAAAAGAACGCGAGAGCTTCACGCTCCGGGTACATTGACCGGGCATGATGCTGCAAAGCGCGGCGAGTTTGGATATACGATTCGCGCTTTACTGGACGACCATGCCGATCGATAGTCTGCAAGCTCCGGTCAAGCGCAATGAGCGGATCAGCGGTATCAATGATTTTATCGCCGCTGAAAACGCCATGCTTGACTAAATGGGCTATGCGGGCGCGGTCTTCTTTCGGAATACCGAAAAATACGGAATACATTTTTCGGTTCGTAGCGCCTGAATAGTTCTGCTGTCTCCAGGTTTCAAAGTCAAGCGGAGTCGGCAGACGACGATCGTTATCAGGAAAAAAATGCAATTCGTTGCCTACTAACCTGAACGGGAAGAAACTCATAGAAAACTACCTCCATTGAAATTCTGCCCTGTTATATCAGGTTATCTTTGCGCTGTAAAGCAAACAGCGTATGCCTAGTGTACGTTGTTTGCGTTGGCGTCGTCGGTGTGCTGGATATTACAGGATATAGCGCGACTAAGTGTGCTAGGCGGGGTAAATGCGTGACTTTTCGTAGGCAAGTAAATTCGACATCTCCGAAAATCAAAAAGTCTACTTAAAAAGTTGCGCGAAAAATCTGAAAAAGGTACCACGCGCCGCGAAAAAACCATGTCGAATTTACTTTCATTAAAATAATTAATTAATATATATTTATATTTTATTTTATTTTATTATTTTTTCTTTTTCTTTTCGCCATTTTTCAGCGAGTCGCGCTCCTGAACATTGCGTTACGCTTTTTGCGCGTTCAGCAAAACTTAGCAAAATATAGCAGAACAAAATTTGCATATTTCGCCAAGCTCCGCCGCACCATTCAGCCTGTTCAGCAGGTTCAGCGTACATAAAAATCCACGCTGTACAGCAACAGCTATACAACATAACAAAATATAAAGCACAAGTTTCACACGTCTATATATCCTGTATATGCTTAGAAAACATAATAAGATATACCAGAATAAATACGACAAGCAGAACCTGTCTTTATATTTGATAGCAGCCTACCAACGTTATCAGCGTCTATAAAGACTGCCATAAAATAAAACAAAATATATAGGCCAACCTTGACCTGTAGTTAGATTCATTGCGCTACATGGTCAAGGCTGGCTGAACCTGCTCAATGGGTTGAGCAAGGGAAGAATCGGCGGAGCGTGGTTGAATGTTTCGATGAAGTGACTTAGGCAATAATTTTGTTTGTCTTTGCCCACGTCACCAAATTTTCGAGAAAGGCAGAATCTTCTTCACGGAAGAACTGTCGGGACTTCTCGAGACGTGCAAAGAATTTTTGCACGTCTGATGCCGTGACTTCCTTTCTTGACGTCTTGACAGAAAGGCAATCGTAGTCGATTGAAAAAAGCACATGCCTCCAGATATTCGCCGCGCTGGCAAATAAATTTTCGTCATCGCAAAGTATGAACTGTTTTTCATCCTTTGCGATGACTTTCTTTCCCGGCTCTGACTTGCCGGGAACACGCACGATGTGCTGCGCTAAAACAGCACAACACCGTTCATCACGCCGTATAAGATCTCCGTCTTTGGAGATCTCAACTCCGCCCAAATAAATACGACACGCGGCCAGCAGCTTACCCTTTTCGGGAAGCAGCTCAATCGTCTTCAAAAAGATGTTGAGCCTATCCAGCGACTTGCTTGAGTACAAGTCGTTAAAGGATGCCTTGAACGCACGGCAAAGCATACGACGCTTCTTTCCTTGCGCTGAAAGAATGTCTTGGCACAAGGATCTGAACGCATCGTCTGAAAGACGCTTGCTTTCGTGCGCTTCGGCAGGAGCAACGTCAACGGTCTTGGCGGAAGCGGTCTTTGAAGTAGTCATAGCTCACTCCTCTGCTCCGCCGATTCTTCCCTTGCTCAAAAGCTTCGCGCACGCCACTACCACGACATGCCGAACCTTTTGAGCAAGTCAAAAAATCCCTCTCGATTGTCAAGCTTGCCGCGTATGATGCGGCAAGCGCAGATTCCCAAAAGCGGCCCGCAGTCTACGCTATCCAGCGTACGCGGGTAACCTTTGCGGCGTGTCACGCGCAAAAGTGACACGTCGGGCCAGGGTTCAATCCCTTCGCCGTTGAAAAGACTATAGGATATGGCAGGATATAAGTCAATACATTTTTCGACTTTTTATCGAATTTTTTTCTTCAATAATTTCAATAGGTTAGCGGTATGGCGGATTTTAAAATAAAAAGCCCCCAGCTTGCATAGCTGGGGGCTTTGGAGGAGTCCCGCTACTCCGGTAGCAGGACTCCCAGATGCCGCAGCACATATAGTCGCGCTTCCCGCGGTGTGCTGAACCATGCCCAGGCGTCAAGGGCATAGTCGCCGCGCCATTCCGTGGTATATGCCACGAAAATGGCGCTGGGATCGCCGTCGACAAAGACGGCGATCCCTTCTTCGGGACGATTGTCCCCGGCATGGCGAAGGAATCGCCATGCCCGCGCTATAGCGCGGGAAATTTGGCGGGAGGTGCGGAGGTTGTGGGTACGTGTGCGCGTCATAGTCCTATCTTCCTTTCCGCCATTTTATTTTCCTGGCGGACTTTGTGAGCGGGGAGGCATTCCCCGCTCTTGATAGATATACTATATAGCACGATGTATAGTATGTCAATAAATTTTATATCTTTTTTGTGATTCACTTGGCGATATAAATATTGAGATATGCTAATAAATAGATATGTGGGTATGTGGATATGTGGCTATGGTGGTACTAGCGCGCTAGGGGCCACGGGGCGTTTTGGACGCGGCCTACCGGCGGCGGGGGTAGAATGGAACAAGTTCTTATATGTACGCACAGACACTCAGCTCCCCTAAAATTTTACACCCGCATAACCCACCCAGCCTTGACAACCAATCATACAGCGCTTATCATCTTCGTACCCTTAGCCGGGGTTTGTATACGCAGCCCCCCGTCTGAGTATCTCTCCTCGGACGGGGGGCTATCTGGACAGCCCCCCGTAGCCCTCTCAGACCGCCTTACTCCCATAAAATTTTTCGTTTGCGTTCAGCACGCAGAGCCGATATACTTTTTCATATTATCCAACGCGCCGTAAAACCTCTCCCTTCAGGGGGAGGATGTCAAATGGAGGAGTATCCATGAAAGTTTTGTTTTCTATCCTGCTCGCCGTGTTCATGCTTTTACCGAACACTGCGTGTACCTCGGACGACGTCACTCTGAACGCATACAAGACTCTGGAGACAAGCGCCATTACTTATGATACGGTAATGAGCGCGGCCACAGATATGCGTCAGAGCGGGAAACTCACCGACGCTCAGTGGGCTACGTTGTACGACGCTGCTCTGGTGTACTATGAGTCGTATCAGACAGCAGTATCCGCACTTGCTTTGTACGCCGGGGTCGTCGAATCCGGTGGAGTCGTACCTGATAAGGAACAGATTCAGAACCTCGTCAATACTGTTTCATCCGGCGTCGCTGACTTGCTGAGCTGCGCCATCTCGCTTGGCATCACTGTGAAGGAGGTTACCAGTAATGAGTAATGGAGTTTCGGTACAGGTCATCATGGAGCTGCTCAGTCTTGTGGCTCAGTACGGTGTACCCGCAGTACAGAATATAATGGCTACCTGGGGAAAGGATTCTGTCACACTTGAAGACATTCAGGATTTGAAGAGCAAAATCAAGCATCCCTCAGCCTACGAGACGCCGAATGAGTGACACAGTTTCTGGACTGAATATCGAAGTGGCAAACGAAGCTATAGCCCTTGTAACCGGCGACAGAGCGCAGGACTACGGTCCAGCTACGGAGAGTTTTAGAAGGATAGCTTCGATGTGGAGTACATATCTTGGCGTTACTATCACTCCCAGGCAAGTAGCTTCCATGATGATACTTTTGAAAGTCAGCCGGGACGCTAACGGCCCGAAGCACGATAATCCTGTCGACATCATAGGATACAGTATCCTCATGGACAATCTTGACAGTTAGGTCAAACCGGCTTACAGTCCAGACAGCTTACGCGGCTTATCCTTTTTAGCGTGGGTTGTTTTTCAGTGAGTGTCGGAGCGGACAAAACATTCACATGTTTTCCGTTTCGGCACTCTCTTTTTAAAGGATGTAGATATGGAACGAATTTCTCCAGACCGCTTAGACCTCATCAAAAGCGCAATGCGTGCGAAAGGTTATACTGTTTATGATGATGGTCGTCTCAATATTGTAGGTATCAGGCTTGACCACGAGATATCGAATAAATTCGACGATACGCTCGTCGTGTTCAGTGGGACAGACGGATGGTCTATGCCCTGCACGACTGACCCTGGCTCCTATTACGCACAGAATCCGATGAATAAATCTGGGACCGCAGTGCTGGCTCCCGGGCAGTACGTCGACTGTTACGGCATCGGTCTTCACCAAGGCAAGTACGAAGCACTCGTACAGGTAAAGCCTGTCACTGTTTTCAGAGATGCCAACCGCGACTCGGGTATCGACTACGAGCATCCTGAGACCGGTATGTTCGGGATAAATATTCATCGTGCTAATGCCGTTGTGCGCTCCAGGCAAGTCGATAAATGGAGCGCTGGGTGTACCGTAGTAGCAGACCCGGATGACTTCTCATTCCTGATGAAGCTTGCCAGGGTACATTGTGACACTTATGGAAACAGATTTACTTACACACTCATGGAAGAGAAGGATTTCTACATATGAGCCAGATACCCGAGCCGCCTGTTTCGCCTGATTTCTGGGCGATGCTGAAAGCATTTTGGCCGCTGGCTCTGATAGGAGGGCTGGCCGGCCTGGCACGCGGATTCAAGAAAGTATGCGCTGAAGAGACGTGGGATGCGCGTCTTATTGCTTTTCTGCTGTCTACTATTCCAAGTGCTATCGTCGCATTCATCGGTGCGATGTGCATACCGTTCTTCTTCGATAAGCAGACAGACCCCGCTATACAGATAGGTATAGCTGGAATACTTGGAGGACTCGGAACAAAGTCGTTCGACATGCTCATTCGCAAAGTATTTCGTCTTTCTGTTGTCGACTTATCCGACCCGACAGACGTAGAGCAGCGCGTGACTGACCGTCTTGAACATGCTAAAAACTGTCCGTTCAAGGCAGAGCATGAGGCTCTCCGTAAAATGGACACTAAACAATCCTAAGTGGAGTTTTATATGGCTGAACCGAATGTTTCCGCACTGCGTCCTTTGTACGCCGACAGCGAGAATAACGCGCATCGTTCGATGCCTTCCGGTGCTAAAATCGCTGCCGACATTATCCCTGTCAGTAGCGACGAGGGTAACGCTCTGTCCGTTTCTTCTTCCGGAGATGGGCTCTTCGCGCCGAAGACAGTAGCTACTGACATCGTATCCAAGCGTTCTCCGAACTATATCCAGTACGACGAGAACAACAAGATTTACCTTGACGGCAACAGTATCGCCAGTAACGGCGGGTCTAACCTGCTGACTATCAACGCGACGGACCACAAGCTCGAAGTGACCCCGGACAGCGTTCGCAGTCTTATCAAGGTCATTTCTGATGACAACGACAACCTGATTCATCCCGGTACCGACGGTGGAGCGTTCGTCAGTGTCGATGATATCATCGACGTGGACGGGTCTAAAATCCTGTTCAAGGATGATAATGGGAAGCTCGAAGCCGGTGTGACTCTGAAGTACGACCAGGCTTCCGGTACGCTCAACCTTGTCGGGCACGACGGGGCTACTATCGTTGGCACGGCAGACATTCCTACTGCGGCCAGCGTTCTTATGGGCGTCGAGATTGTTTCCGGTAAGCCTTCTGCGTCCGGCGAAACTATTCCCGGTGATTACCATGTTTCTCTGGCGGCTCTGTATGCGAACGAGCCTGACGGCGGTACCGGTATTCATTTCAAAGGTGCTACCAAAGGTACCGGGAAAGAAACTGCTTTCTCTTACTCGCTTCAGAATAGTTCGCACGCCGACACCTGGCCGGGCAGCTTCCGCGCATATTTCAACGGCAGCACCAAAGAGGTCTCTGCTACGACCAGCTCCGACCCGCTTGATATCACGTTCGATGACGGCTCTACGCTGCATGTTGTCTGGAGCGCTCAGGTCGGCGTCGTTTTGTCCGGTACGGCGACGTTTACTCCGAACGTAGGCATCCAGGCCGGTACTTTCCTGCACTTCACGTTCCGCCTTGCCAATGGCGTCATTTCCGACGTGTATATTGACCTGACCACGCTTACTGATGTGTACACTCCCGGCTGTGGTATCAGCATTGCTGACCGTACTGTGAGTATTGTCACGTTGAATACCGGCGGCTTGAAGTGCGAAACTGGTGCTCTGGCTATCAAGCTCGCTGGTACTGATAGCGGTCTGGCTACCGGTACAGATGGTACGAAGGTCATGCTGGATGCTTCCGGCGGGCTCCAGACTTCTACGACTGGTCTTAGCGTCAAGGTTGATACTGACGGTGGACTTGTGGCAACCGCTGACGGCGTAGGTGTCAAGGTTGACCCTGACGGCGGTCTGTCCACGAGTACGGAAGGCGCTGCTGTCAAGGTTGATACTGACGGCGGGTTGCAGTCTACCGTGGACGGGCTTGCTGTGAAGGTCGATTCCGATGGCGGACTCGAAACTACCGTAGACGGTACGGGTATCAAGGTTGACCCCAACGGCGGTATGCAGACCAGTGCTACTGGTGCAGGCGTCAAAGTTGATCCCAACGGCGGCCTTCAGACCGGTACTGCTGGTGTTGGTATCAAGGTTGACCCTAACGGTGGTATGCAGATCACCGCTACTGGTACAGGCGTCAAAGTTGATCCTGCCGGAGGTCTTGTTGTCGGGCCGACCGGTACTGGAATCGACCCCGATTGGCTCGGTGAGCAGGTTGGGACTTACGAGACTAAGCTTGAGGCTGGTAACGGTATATCGCTGGCTCCGAACGAGGAAGACGATGCCACTGTTATTTCGGCCAAGCCGAACGCAGCTAAGGCTATTGAAGCTACTGCTGATGGTATCGGCGTCGTGGTAAAAGCAGATAGCGGTCTGTCCGTAACTGACGGTCTGAATGTCGTCGTCGGTGATGGTATTCAGGTCGGTGCCGGCGGCGTGGCCGTGGACGCTTCTGTTGTGCGTACTACCGGAGACCAGACGGTTGCAGGGACTAAGACTTTCTCCGCTGTGGTCAAAGGCGCGACTCCTGCTGGTTCGGCTGCCGGAACCGAGCTTGTTACCGCTGAGTGGATACGGAGCAACATAGCGACTATTATTGGAAGCATTATTTCTTCCGACGCCGATAATGGACTTATCCTTGGTAGCGACGGCAAGCTGAAAGTTGTTGTTGTGTCCGCAGACGAGGGCAACCTGCTTGTCAAGGGTTCGGATAAGGGCGCGTATACTCCGTTCGATTACGGTACGTTGTAATCTTTTATGGGGGGGAGAACGACACTCCCCCTTCAACGAACTAGTGAGGACTGAGACTTATGCCGATAAATACAGAGAACCCGATTCAGATTATCCGTGGGGATAAGGCGTCGATTTCTGCGAGAACGGGGAAAGACGGTGAACCGAACTGGGCTACTGATACTCACGAACTTTACATCCATGATGGAGTAACGCCCGGGGGGCATCGCGTTGGAGGTGGACAGGAAGTCGACGGTGTGACGATCGCAAAAAGTGAAAGCGATGTCATATCTGTTATTCCGAGTGGTATTATAGACAATGATACTATTGTGCTTGATGCCAGTGGAAAAATATCGACGAAGAGTATTCCGTTTGACAAACCCTCTGATAATCGTTGGCACCAAAGCAATTTTATTTTTTCTGCTGTAGCTAATACTGCTGTTACGGTAAACGCCACAAATCTCGAAAAATACGACACTTCTGCAACTAATAGTGTGCTGTTTGAACCTAACTCATCTGGTCAACTAATATGTAGAAAAACAGGATTATACGGAGTTCGTGTCGAGTTTTCTCCTTATTATGCAGGAGAGGGTTCAACATTAGCAATGGATGGGTGGTTTTATATTAAACTAAACAATATTGATATAGGTTCTTCTGGAACTCCGGTTCTAGCAGCAGCTAATGAGCCTAATGTATTTACTTGCTACGTAAACAGAAGAATCGAAGCTGGCCAAATAATTAGCACTGCGTGGAATATACCATACACAGGAAATGTAAATATAAACTACATAGATTATCAATTCACGTATTTTCCTGTTACTAACGAATATCAGATATCGGATTCTGAACTTAATGACTATTACGACGGAGGTCATTCCGGTTCTGTGCTTGTGCAAGTTTACGAAGGGCAAGATTCAACTTACGATGTAGGAGAGTTTCAAGATATAGATTTTAAATATTCAGGTAGAAAATTTACTGAAAAATTGTCTGATGGTACAGTAAAGATTCTCGAAGATGGACTATACTTTTTACAATTAGAAATTGCAGTTGACACGTCTTCAGACACAGGAGCAGTACTTTACGACTATCAAATAGGCATTCAGGCTAAGATGCAAAGCCTTCCTTCTGAAGAATGGGCTAAGCTGTGTACTAATACCATATCTGCTGAATCTCAGGTACTGAACCCCGACGTGTCTCAGAGTAGCATAGTGCGACGTTTATCAGCCGGAGATATCATTCGTCCATACATTCATAGTGGAGTCACTCTAACTTTCAGTATATATCATTCAGATTTGCAGATAGTAAAATTTCCATCTTTGGCAGATGCTTCTACGATACTTCCATTTACAGCCCCTACTGCGGATGCACCAGGCAAAGAAGGTCTTGTACCTGCTCCGGAAGCGACGCCGGAGAATGAGTTGCTGAACCGTTTCTTAAGTGCCAAGGGGGGATGGAGTGGTATTGACTTGTGCGCCCTGCATCCTACGGCGCAGAGCGCGGAGCTGAACAAAGTTCTGCTGGATATGGGCGGAGTGTCTGGCGAAGGCGTGAATATTGATACTCTGCTCCGTTCGGGCTTCTTTACCGCTAATGCCTTTGCAGGAACACTGCCTGATGGAATTACAGGCGGTGTACTGATAAACATTATGGCGATAGGTGATGACGGCCTGTATTATGGGCAACAGATTCTTATCAGTTATATAAATTACAGGTTGTATTTTCGTGGAAACATCACCGGAATCCAGCCGGGCGGCATAATCAACTGGTACCCTTGGTCATGTCTTACCCCGATACCTCAGACCGCCGCAGGCGTGGGGCAGTGGGGGTATTTAGGTTCTGATGTTAGCCTTTCAGTTACACTTCCCGCAGGGGGAGTATATGCTTACTTTTTAACAGGATTTGTTAGTGCTTCCGGTGTAATAGATGGTACTATATCAGGAATTGCAGCAGGGGGTACAGTTATTACTTTACCAGCTATCGTAGCTGACGGATGCTGGGGATTTAAATGGAGGATAGCATGAAGTCGTGGAAAGACTCACCGATTATACACCGAGCTGACGGTTCCTATGTTATTGCCCACGTAGGATATCCTGAATACCACGTGCCCAATAATGATGAGTTTATCTTTCTTTGGGCCGAAATCGACGCCTATGCACGAGAACACCCTGAGCAGGTAACCGACGAACCCGCTCCGCCTCAGCCTACGGAAGCAGAACTGTTGGAACGGGCGAAAATATCGAAGCTCTCAGAGCTCGAAGCTGCTCAGAAAAATATAGCTGCGTGCGCTCACGAAGCTAACCTAGCAGAAAATACTGCCGCTGAAAAAGCGTACAAAGCTATATACAAAGCAAATGAGCTGTGCTATGAACAAATCAATGGAGCGGATAGCGTTGATGCAGTCAACACAGTAGGGATTCTGAATCCCTCAAAAGATAACCTTTGGGAAACCGCTTCCTCTTTGGTTTCCCAGTAAACATAAGGAGCTCCTATATGGACGGCATTCAGCCTACGCTCGACATCACTGGCAACAACAATGGTTGTGGAAACTGGGGCGGAGCCCTTATCGGCGGCGCTATCGGCGGCGCTGTAGGGTCTGCCTGGGGTCGCAATGGAAACTTCAACAACGGCGGCTGTTGCAATCCGTGTTGCGGAAACGGCGGAGACCGCTATTTGATGGATACGCTGACGACCATGCGTACTGATGTTGACTCTATTGGTCGTGACCAGCTTATGCAGGTCGCCAACCTTGGCGGTCAGTTGTGCGAAGGATTCGGTCGCACCGTGTCTTCTATTCAGAATGTCGCTGCCCAGCTTGCTCAGGGACAGAGCCGTACTGAGGCTGCTGTTCTGACTACCGGACTTCAGGGCCAGATTTCGCAGAAAGACAACGTTATTACTCAGCTTGGTGCCGCGCACCAGAATGAGGTACAGGGCCTCCGCAATACCTTCGATATCGTTTCCAGCCAGAAGGATTGCTGCTGCACGACGCAGCGGCTGATCGAGTCCTGTTGCTGCGAAACCAACCGTAATATCGAACGCCAGGGATGCGAAACTCGTTCCGCCATTCACGCAGAAGCCGAAGCTACTCGTGCGCTGATAGCGCAGCTTGACCGTGAACGGCTGCTTCGCGAGTCTTCTGCGAAGGACGCCAAAATCGCTCAGCTTGAGGCTCAGAACTTCAATACTGGTCTCGCTAATGCAAACGCGCAGCAGACTCGCAATGACATGAATACTATGCTCAACACCATTCTCACCCATATTGCGGCCACTCGCACGACTGGTACCGGCACTGGTACTGGCGCGGCTGCGTGAGGTGCACTATGCCTGCTATCAAATTGCGAATGACGGGAGAGCCGAGGCAGGATGACCGCGACCTGTGGCACACGCCCTCGTCGCGTCGTCGCATAGGATACGAAGGCGGTGAGATGCGCGATTCTTTGTGGACTACTCCCGACTCCGCTACTATGAATCCTCCTCATCCCGCAGGTGTACGTTCGTTTGAACGTGGCTACGGTGAGTCTCGTCCACATCCTGTCAATCGAGAAGATATGATGATGCGGATGAAAGAGCTCGATGAGGAGCGTGCGCATCTGGAACACGCGATGAAAAGCATGGAGTCTTCCATTCCGATGGTAGATGACATGAATCCCGAGCTTGTCGAGAAACTCGAATCTGTGTTTAGCGATGCTGTGGCTATAGCTTCTAACCCTCCCGAAACGTGGAACAAGTATATCGAGAAAGAGGATTATGCCGGGATTGTCGGCATGGAATCTAAAGAGCTCGTGGATGCCTTGAAACAGAAGAAACTTCCGAAGGAAGTTAAAAAGGAACTGATGCACACGCTCGCAGCTATTCTGCGTGCCGGAGTGCGGTAACCATCGAAAGGAGCGTATGATGGTCCGGAACTCTTTGTTTGCCCAAACTATTGAATGGGACAATGCCAGATGGTATTTGCAGTACGACCCTGCTGATAGTATGAGCGTTCTGCCCGACCTTAGCAGTGGTCGAATTGTAGACGTATCCTGCACTGAGGTAAGCATTCCTGGCGCAGGAGCTGACAAGCACTATTTTATGGTGATAGCAGACATCGAGATTCCGGCTGTCATGTATGGGGGCAAGGCTCGCGCCTCTCAGCTCCTGAAAGCCTTCCGTATTTATGACCATCGTCCCCCGGAACCTACAGGAGTATCATCCTTGCAGCTTCCCGAGATGGTCTTCTATTTACGGGAACCGGCCCCTGCTGGAAGTACCGCGCAATCCTTCCTCGATATTGCACTTGGACAAACGTTGTCTGAGGCGGCTAAACAGGATGAATTGGACAGGACGTGGAGCTCCCGGTTGTACGAACCTGAACCGGCTGAAACCTCCCAGCCGGTTCAGGTTCAGGAGCCTCATCGCATTTCCAATAGTCGTATGCCGGTAGGGACGATGTAATGCACCCTGCACTTGAACGTATTGAGAAAAATGCGGAAGTCTTGCAGAAACAGTACAAGAGTGCTAACACTCTTCTGAAAGATGCCGTGTCCGAAGCCATACCGTGGGCTTCGGCTCTGGGTATGCGAGGAGTGGTACCTGATGTACCGAAACTGGAACGTCTTGCAACGCAGTTGCTGGCAATAATCATGGCGAGTGAACTGGAATGAAATTTACGCGACCCGAATATTACGAACTCAGCGACGGAAGCATCTGGAAAGTAGACGCTGCTGCGTTTCTTTCTGACCCGAGCACAGATACAGGATATCAAGAATATCTTGCATCGGGTGGAAAAGCAATTCATGCTCCTGACAAAACTGGAGCTACTACGAAGGAAAGCCTGCGGGCTACTCTTAAATTCTATGGTTTTGGCCTTGGCGAACTGGCGACCGCAGAAGATATTGCGGAAGAGAAACGCACTGCTGCACAGGAAATGAGTGCTCGTATTTTGAGCGCGGTAGCTCAGAAGCAGATCGCTCAGATGGCGACGTTTACTAACGAAGAGTATCAGACGTTGGCAGACGCCGCGATTTTTCCTGTTTGGGAAGCAGGCGTTACTTACAGCGCGAACGAGCGCATTCAGCATAACGGTATAGTGTATCAGGTTCTTCAGCAAGTTACAGCTCAGGCGCATCAAGCTCCAGACGCTAGCGGTATGCTCGCTATTTACCGTCCGTTGAGTACCGCCGCTCAGGAAAACGGTGATGGTACGTTGGGCAGCCCGACGAATTTCCTTCTTGGCATGGATTGCCATGCAGGGCAGTATTATTATTTCAACGGGCATGTCTACAAAGCATTGCAGGATATGATTCCCTGCGTGTGGGAGCCCGGTAGTGCTGGCACTTCTGCCGTTTGGCAGCTAGCGGAGTAGCGTATGGCACGGCGTACCATAGCACCCATTCAGCGCTTCAGGGGAGATACAGCGCAGACAAACTCATACGTTGGGTCTCCTGGCGAAATTTCTGTTGACACGCAGCGCAAATGTTGCGTGGTTCATGACGGGGTTACTTCTGGTGGAGTTGCTCAGTGTGCGACGACGGGCTATACCATGACTGGCGACGCAAACATGAACGGGCATAATGTGTCTGGGATAAACCGTCTGGTGTTTTCCAACGGGGCGCAGCTATGGGTGGCGTAGTATGGCTACTTTTGCCAAGAAGATACATACCAGAGGTTCAGACAGCGTAGAGTATACGACGAACGTTTATTCAACGCCGTCTGAGGCTGGTTCGCAGTACATGCAAATTGAACTCGACGGCCAGACTGGGTATGTTCCTCTAGTAGGCGTTTCTGACCCGCTCGCTACTGCTGGGCGGGTTACTTTTTCTAATGGTCAGACGTGGGCTCTTGGTAAACGAGGACCTATTCCGTACCAGTACCAGATTATCACGGCAAGCGGTAGTTGGACTGTTCCCTCTGACGTGACTAAAATAAGAGTGACGTGCGTTGGTGGCGGAGCTGGAGGTGTGGAGATTCATCCGGGCCAGTATAATGTTGCCTGGCTGACTGATGCAGATTACACTCCTGCGTATATGACTAATCCGTATGGTCGGTGTAGATATGCCTATTACATATCGTTTCGAGTAAGTGGAGGAACAACAATTTTTGGGTCTTTATCAGCCGCTGGGGCACAGGTATCTACTGCTTGCGTAGTCTTCCAGGAAAAATATTCGGGCTCCTGTCCGGGTGAGATATTGGATTTGGGTACACTTCTTACCGATTCTTCCTATATGACATATAGAGACCTAGCTAGCTGCAAGCAATCTTGTGGTTATTCTTGTGGCGGTGTTTTTGGAGATGAGAATGTGTACAATGGTCCGAGTACGCCTTTGACAGGTGTCAATGGTACAATACTAGGCTATGCAGGCACAGGTGGGTACGCCGATTTAGACTACTACAATTACGAAATAGCTATGCCCGGCGGGTCAGGTCATATGTCTGGCCCTGCTTATCTGAATGTACTACCGGGGCAAACGATGAACGTTTCTATCGGTGCTGGGGGTCCTGGATATCGGCGTCAATCCTACATATATGGGTCATATAACAGCGATGGTGCAGGTGTGTCTCAGGGAGGAAACGGAGCTGTACTTATCGAATGGGGAGTAGGAATTGAATAAGTATGCTGAAATATACGGAGGAAAGGTACGAGACGTTCGCGCCTCGTCTATGGGATACGAAGATTGGTGCTCCATATGGTCTCCGATGTCTTACTGGATAGATGTAACTGGTGTCACTGATATCCAACCAGGATATATTGTACAGTTTGATGCGAATCGCGGAACCTACTTCACACCTCCTCCAGAAGCTGGAAAGATAAATAGTTTTGGAGAAGAGTATCCGTTGTGGAAACCTATGACTGCGTATCCATCGAACTATCGTGTTCGTTACGATGCGTATGTTTACGAGTCAAATTTCGAGCATATATCGGCGTCTGACCAACCTCCGGACACTAACAAAGTGTGTTGGACTTTACTCGACTATGACACTGATATTCCGATTCAGTTCTACCCAGGTATAGATGTTCGCGCAAAAGTAATATACGCTTACGCTGGCGTTCTTTGGTACTCAATTTATGACATGCCAGAATGCCGTTATATTCCTTCAGATGATGATTCATTCCATTGGCAGCGGTTTGCAGAAGATAAGGGATAGCAATGAGTATTCTTGACTCTCGCACAAAATGGCCTACCTTAGCTCAGGACCTTGCTGCAATGTCTCTCCCCGGTGCGGCAGTTACATCTGATGAGATCTACCGTGCTTACGGTATGACCGATAGTGAGCTGATGTCATTGCTTCAAGTTCCTGAGTTTCAGTATATGATGCAGCAGGAGTACAAGAAGCTAAGCGAACTTGGCCCTAATGCAGGTGCTGTCTACAAATTCTCGTCGCTTTCCCAGGCTCTGGGAGAGAAGCTGTGGAGACAAGCAGTTCTCAGCGACGACATGGAAGTGCGAGAAATGCTCAAACTCTTTGAGCTTCTGCTCAAAGCCGCCGGGTTCTTTGGGGAAAAGAAGGAAGCCCAAGTGAACACACAGGTCAATGTCGGCGTACATCTTCCCGTACCTACCGGATTGGACAATCCGAAACTGAAGCATCTGGAGGCGACTGTTGAGTGATTTTCATTATGTCATGTCGCCTACAGGAAAAGCATTTCATGAAAGCGACAAATTTCTGAAGATGCTGTGCGGGCCGTATGGGTCGGGTAAATCGTGCGCCTGCGCTGTAGATGTACTTTCCTATGCTTGCGCCCAAGCACCCGCGCCTAATGGGATTCGGTATACTAGGGTAGGAGTAATTCGTGCCGCGTATCCTGAGCTTCAGTCGACAACACGACGGTCGCTTCTGGAGGTGCTTCCTGGCGAATACGGCTCTATAGCAATGTCTGGAGCACCTATCAAGGGGTTTTACTATATCCCGCTTCCAGACGGTACATTCGTTCACCTTGAATTGGAACTCATATCGTTGAAAAACCAAGATGACGAGTTCCGAGTCCGGTCGATGAACTGGACGTTCGCATGGATGAATGAAGCTAACGGTTGTTCCCCTGAAGTTTTTACCATGGTAACAAGCCGTATCGGGCGGTATCCGTCTCAGGACTTGGGCGGAGTATCGTGGGGTGGTGTCATAATGGATTTCAACCAACCTGAGCCGGGCTCGTGGTTGGATGTGTTCATGAAGAACCCTGAGCCCAACTGGGCTCTATTCAGGCAACCTCCGGCTGCGTTCAAACATATCGACGAGCAGGGACGAGTAACCTATGAAGTAAATCCCAACGCAGAAAATCTACGAAATCTTGGTTCCAAAGAAGAGGGAGACGCCCCTGATATGACCCCGGAAGAGCGGGGTATGCGATACTACAGGAACCAGATTGACGCGAACCTGAAGTCTGGAAGATACGATGTCGTAGACAACCAGTTCTGCATGTTGGATGTTCCGGTCGTAGACGGTAAACCGGTTTACTCGAATTTCAATACGGTGCGTCATGTAGCGTCTGATAATTTGAAGCCTCTCACGTTCGAGCCTATTATCATTGGGATGGACCAGTCGGGCATTCATCCCGCAGCAGTTATCGTACAGAATCAGTATGGTAAATGGTGTGTACTCGATGAGCTGTACGCCGATAATGAGGGTCTCGAAGATTTCCTATATGGTATGCTCGTACCACTTCTGCGCACGAAATATTCTCACAATCCTATAGTTGCAGCTATCGACCCGTCTAACCAACGGGACTCATGGCAGGCTGTTACGCCGAAGCAGCGTCTTGAAGAAATAGGGATAACTGCTATCACTGAATATCCAAACGCTCCGAAAATACGAATCCAGATGGTGGAGCACATGCTCAACCTTGAGACTGGAGGCATTCTTATAGACCCTGCGTGTACTTTGCTTATTCGAGGATTCCAGTCAGAGTACAGATACAGACGACTTCGTGCGTCTGGCTCTATAGGGGCTTCGTTTACGCCGCAACCGGAAAAGAATGATGCTTCTCATGTACATGACGCTTTACAATATGCCGCTTTGCTTATACATCAAAGGAAAGAACCTACTGAAAAGATGCGCAGCGTAGCTAGTAGATTATCTGACAGACGCCGCGTTTTGAACAGGGTGGTGTGATGGACAGCGACGCAATCAAATGGATGAACGAGATCGAAGATATACCCAGCAAGGCGGTTGACCCTCTTGCTGAGGAAGTCATGCGTCGGTTCAACGCGGCTATTGCTCAGCAAAGCGCAGAGATGGTCAACGGTAAGCCGCTTCGTACTGTTCTTTTGGAGTGCTGGGAACAGCAGAATGGCGTACTGGGAGCGTCAGACAAAGAACGTATGGATGCCCTTGGGGTAGACGCTACAGTAAACATTACTGCCTTGAAAACTGGGATAGCGAACGCTTACCTCAACGACGCGCTTACGAGCGGCGGAACACAGCTTCCTTGGATAATACTTCCCACACCCCGTCCAGATATTTCTCCCGAAGCTACTGACGAAATATTGCAGATGATAAAGCAGGGCCTTGGTGCTGGCGTTTATCCCAACGGCCAAGCTCTCATATCCAATATACGTTTAGCTAAGGGTATACTGAAACGCAGAGAGGATGAGAAGGCCAAAAAGTCTGCGGATGAGATGATGACCCTTATGGAAGACCAGTGTTCAGAAGGCGGATTCACGCAGGCTTTGACCGACTTCTTGCAGGACTTCACTGTATATCCCTTCGCTGTTTTCACAGGCCCATATATTGTTCGTGCACCTCGGTTGGTATGGGGTAGGAAAAAGCCTCGACTGGACACAGAGGTTTTTTCTGTCTTCAAGGCTATCAGTCCTTTCGACTTTGCGTATTCTCCTGACAGTCCAGATACGCAGCGCGGAACGTGCGTTTTTACAAGGTCTTTGTGGACGAGAAAAGAACTTCTCGATTGCGCGAAGCTGCCGTCATATCTGTATAAGAATGTCATAGAAGTTCTCGCAGAAGCAGATACGAATCCTGATTTCAACCTTTCCTGGCTGTCGCGCTCCCCTGACGACCCGAAACGTGACATTCCCTTATGGGCCAGCAACGTAGCTCCGATTGAGGTTCTGACGCATTACGGGGTCATGTCCGGAAGAGAACTCTCCAAATATAATTTCAATAACCTTGACGATACGACTTTCTATAATTGTGAGATTGCAATGGTATCAGGGCGAGTGATTCGTGTGCAGGTAAAGAGCGACCCGCATATGAGTACTCGTCCAGTATACACTGCAAGTTTTTATCGCACCGGTGGTAGTCGCATCGCAGGGGATGGTATAGCCCAGCGCGTAAGAGACGTTGAGCGCGCATACCATGCGTGCCTTGGGTATTTGATGCGAAACGCAGCCAATGCGTCTGCTCCGCTGTGCGAAGCTGACTACAAGCGTCTCAGCGAGTTTATGACTGATAACGACCTCGGTAATGTAGTTCCGGGGATGATGTATCTCGTGAACTCGGATGCTACAAATAGTAATCAGCCTGCGATGAGGTTCTTCAATGTTCCATCGAACATCGCAGCTTACGCGCAGCTTATGGAGATGTTCATGCAGCTTGCCGACAGGGTGACAAATATTCCTGCGTCGCTGCATGGAGAAGCTGTAGGAAGCGGAGCAATGCGCACTTTTCGTGGCATGAACATGCTTCAGGGAAATGCTACGAAAGCATTACACGCTTCGGTTGATAATATCTCTAATGGAGTATTTGCACCTTTAGGTACTTTACTGTACAATATAAACATGCTTTATTCTTCCGATGCTGCTGTAAAAGGAGACTCTCATATTGTCACTCGTGGGGCAGAAGGTCTTCTACAGAAGGAGATGGAAAAGCAGAGTGCTATGGAAATTTTACAGATTGTCGGTAGCGTAGGAGCGCAGCTTGGCAATCTCGTGAATATCGCTCCGGTAGTGAGCTGGGGAATTAAGAAACTTGTTTCCAGCCTTGGCGTTCCCGACGACGTGATGGTTCAGATGAATCAGCCAGTTACGCCTTTATTAGGCTTTGGCAACAATCCAGATCCGAATCCTGCTCCGCCGAGTCCTACTGGAGCTGGAGTACAAGCAGACATATCAGGAGGAGAAGCATGAGGCTAATTGATACTTCCGCTATTCATCCTGACGTGTCGACTGCTCGTGGCAAAATGCTACGATGGTTTATCGACAATGTGAATTTCTGCTCTGATTACTATGACGGTACGGAGAAACCTTCGAACCCAGTGTATAATTTTTTCTGGAAATACTGGCTATTCCCCTTCGCACAGACAGGATGCGCGTGCTGTAATACAGTACGAGGTGTGCTCTATGGGTTTATAGCTGGAGTAGCTATTGGGTGGTTGCTATGAGTATGTTCGCTCTTTGGGAAGAAACAAACCAGACTGTTTTTTCCAGCGTATTCAATGTTCCTGTAGGATATTGCTGTATATTATATGCTGCAAATCTGAAGGAACACAGGTACAGGGAATCTGCGGATGTGTTTGACTACCCGCAAGTATTCTGCGTAAAGCGGCTTGTCCATGAGTTCAAACCAGTTGACAAGCGCAACTTGCCGTGTAATTGGATTTTTGCTACAGATGGAGCAACGGCTGACGAAGTGGTTGACCAAGTTGTGACTACCTGTACTGGTTCATGGCAACTTAGCCCGTGTAACAATATTGGGATTATTGGCCTGCCCGGTACATACCGGCTTGAACTGAATGACCCTACTGCTATCGGAGATGCGCAGGCTTATGCGGAACTTGTAGAAGCTTCCAAAATTCCCATGCAGATTAAAGAATTGTTTTTCTGTTAGGAGACGACTATGGGTATTTCTTCATGCGGTAGTCCTGATGCACTGAACGGTGGGACTCTTGTAAATCCGACCATTGTGAACGGCCAGATTACGAACTCTGCTATTCAGGGTTCGGCTTTGACTGCTTGTACTATTGACGCTTCGCAGATTACCAACTCGACCTTGAACGGTTGCATGGCACAGAACATGGCTCTGGTCAATTCTACCGTTACAGGTGGTTCTCTTACCGCACCAGAGATAACTAATCCTACTATCAATTCTGGTACGGTCAACAATGCTACGCTGAATAATGCGACGATAGATTCGAGCTCTGCCGCAGAAATGCGTCTTACAGCTCCGAATATTTCTGGCGGGTCTATCAGTGACGCCAGCGTAGACTCCTGTGAAATCACTCGTGGAAACATCACACGACTCCAGAGCATAGACACGCAGTCGATTCAGACAATCGTAGACGCCATAGCTGGTCTTCCCAAAGAGTCGCTTGCCGCTTTGGCGCAAGCCATACTTTCTCAGGCGGAGACAGTAGACCCGTCCTCGATTGACATAGATAAAACTATTCCGTCGAGTGCTGAAGATGTTCTGCCGACTATCATATGCGGCGATAGGACAGCGCTTCTCGGAACTCCTGACGCCTGGTTTGCATATGCTACTGGTGTCGTCCCCGTGTTTCGCACTGTATCGAAGGAGTAGGTATGCCGTTGCTTATTGAGGAATTTTCCATTCCGCAAGACAGGCTGTCAGACCCGGCTATGACGTTGAAAGATAATCCTTTGGCGAACGGTCCGCAGCGCAATGCTATTGTGGAAAGAAACATGGATAGGCTGATGGAAGATGCTCATTTGCGCAAAGGTGTACACGGAGCTGTGTACGCTGGTATTATGGACATGAGACTTGAGAGGTAAGTATGGCTTGTGGAAGATGCGGGTCGAACAAAGTCGGGAGACAGGGTTCCGTACCTCCTGTCATAGGTAAGTCGAGTCAACCCACAACTGTACCGAATCCGCCGAGACCGGTGAATCATGACCCCAAATCGGTAATTACTGGGATGCGCTATGTCCCTCCGTCCAGATGACGCTACCATATCGTTGTTCCGAGCGCTTGCATCTTCTTCAGCTTCGTATGAAGAGATGGAGGGGTGCTTTCGCCGGATGCTTGATAACGAACGCGAAGTGCTTACAAACATCGCAGTGGGGTCTTTGACGCGACCGGAGTTAGTTGCTCAGGCGCAAGTTCAGTTTGGTCGTGTTGAATTACTCGACGAGCTGATATCTTTTCTTGGACGATTCAAACATAAGGAGCGGAAACTATGAGTCAGAGTGCATTATCCTCAGCGTTTACTAAAACGCCGTACAATCCGAATTTACCGAAAACACCACCTGTTGACGAACAGAGCACCAGTGTTGCGCCGCAGACGACAGTCCCGACGGAACTTGTGCGCGAACCAGAACCTGTTCAGAATACCGTTGCGCTTACGGAACCTGTCGCTCCGCAGCCTGCGGTTTCTAGTATGGTTCCTCCTGTAGCTCCCACTCCTTCGTCGCCTCAGCAACCTCCTGTAGACTACGCTATGCTTCTTCAGCAGATGGCCGTAGAACGGCAGCAGCTTCTGGCACAGAACGAACAGTTGAAAACTGCTGTCGACAACTTGTCGAAAGACAGTACGGAACTCGCCAAGCTGCGTCGCGAACATGAAATGCAGCAGGCCATCGCTGCGCAGTCTTTTGACAATCTCGGGTCTGTAGACCTAGAAGACGCACAGGCGATTTCTCGAGCAGTGCTTACGGCTGCGCAAGCCCCTATAGATTCACTCAGGTCGGAACTTGAGCAACAGCGTCAGGCTCTTGATAAAGCCAGACAGGCGACCGAATTTGAGCTGCGCGAAATGCGTCGTAAAGCTCTGAACGCTGAAATTTATAAAGCACATCCCGATTACGACCAGTTGCGGCAGACGAAAGAATACCGAGACTTTATGTCGCAGCGCGATGGGATGTCTTCCATGACTCGGGATGAGCGTGCTGCGGAAGAATATCTTCGTGGCAACACTGCGTATGTTATCGACTTGCTGAACCAGATGAAACATACTGTTCCGTCTGTTCAGCAGATTTATACTGTGGCCCCTGTTCAATCAGCATCTTCTCCAGCAGCGCCGACTGCTGCTCCTGATGAGCCGCGTGTTACTCTCGCGGAATTGAACAGCCTTTATCAAATGCGGCGCATTACTCCCGAAACTTATCGGGAGGAGCTGAAGAAATTCCGCGCTGCTCAATAGCCCGTAGGAGTTAGACTATGGCAATGTTCCCTTCCGCGAGTGGCTATCCGGGCATTGAAGCCACACCCCTTGCCCGCATTGGGTACAGCGATTATATCGTGGCCCGTGTGTACGAGGACGACTGGTTGTACCGGATCACTTCAACCGAACTGATGGAGCCGGTTACACGTTGTAACCAGGTGATTCAGATTATGGAGGCCCCTGAAGTTGGGCCTCTGCGGACGTACCAGAAGAACCAGCAGCTTGTCCCCAGCACCGTAGGAACTACGGCTCGCTGCCTTACTATCTGTAACCTCGGATACCATGATATCAAGTTCGACAGTACGGATGTGCAGCAGGCGTGCGAACGCTGGGAGCCTTTTGAGGAAAAACTTCTCGAAAGCATCTATCAGTCCTATGTGGACAGTCAGCGCAAGTACGTTCTGGCTCGTATGATGTCGCAGGTTTCTCCGCTGACCTCTCTCGGTACTGCTGGACGTAACCATGATATCGACCTTGGTTACGCCGGGCATCCGCTTCAGGTGACTCCTGAAAATCTCCCCGTGGTACTCGCAAAGTTGCAGCGTGCGCTTATCGAGCAGAAACGGTGGATTGACGGAGAAATGTTTATCATCGTTCCGCCGGTTCTGCGTACTTACCTTGCCATGTCTAACTTCAGCAACTCTCTGTGGAGCTGCTCTTGTGGCACTATTGTCAAGGGTATGTGGGATCAGCAACTGTTCGGATTCACCCCGATTGAAAGCAACCATGTTCCTGTCAGAATGGATGAATCCGGTGCGCTGTCGTACTACATCATCGCAGGCCATAAGTCGGCCACAGCATACGCTTCCAATATTCTGGAAAGCCGGCTTATCACGCAGGACCCGAACTACTTCGGAGTGCGCTATCAGATCCTCGTTGCATGGGGTGCAGAGGTGATTTACCCTGACGCTTTGGCACTCGGATACTGGACATTTTCTCCTATTGCCTAAAGGATGTGACATATGGCTATTTACAATCTTTCTCGTGGTGGTGACGCCGACTTCAAGGGATGGATGTGTGCGGGCCAGTGGTCAGAGTACGGTTCTCCGTACAGTACGCCGCTTGCCGATTATACGCCTCCGTTCAACTCGCACGCTGACGGCGCGTACGGCCAAGGATACCTGAATCTGCACTTCCCTCTCGTTCCGAACCTTGCCGGAACCTACGGGCATAAGTGGATGCAGAACGCGCTTCGGAGCGTTACTAAGGTCAACGATATCATTCTTCTGGCCTGGGTTCCGCTGCGTTCCTATGTGGATTCTCTGTATGTGGAAGTCACGCGCACCGATGCTTCTCTGGATGACCTGTACATCAAACCGGTCGCGTACCGCACTGCGTACAACTTCACTACGGATGAATGGGAAGACTCAGAAGTAACCGATTTTGCCACTGAGCTTACCAACGCTGGTATTACGAAACTTCCCCTTGGTACTCCTGATGTTGGGGATACTATGTATTGCATGGCGCGACTTGGTCTTGACGCCACGAAGAAGCCGTCCACGTTCGGGCACAACATCGTGAAATACGGTGCTGACGGCAAGCCCGAATCTGGAGTCGACGACTATTTCGGTGCCGTGCGGATCGGTTTCCAGTTCGTCGACGGTTCTGACGAAAAGGTCGCGTCCGTGTGGAAATCCGATATAGCCGTACACATGTCTGCGAAGCTGCTTTCTTTTGAAGGTGCCATGCAGATTGGCTAGGAGGCTAATATGGCTAACGTGGCGAATACTCCGAACACGGGTCCCGCGTCGAAAGATGCGGTGTCTGGTGGTAAGAAGTTCCCAGTGAAGGAGGCAACGGGTTCTATTCCGAGAGGAAATGGGTTCGCAGCTTCCAACACGAAGGATGAGGCACACAGTCGTATCATGTCTATGAAGTATCGTCCCGAGGGGCAGCATCCCGTTTCTGACAGGGACTTCGTAGGCAAACGTGTAATGCGGTAAGGCAAGTAACAAAAGGAGCGGTATATGAATCAGTCTAACCCTCAGGCACTTCCCGGGGTTCCCGCGTCGTCTGTCCTGGAAGCAACCGGTGACGACCGCATAAGAGCTATGCAGGATATGGGGGCGCAGAATGTGCGTCCCCCTCTGCCGCACTCTTCCCATGTTCGGTCGCGGTTCAATGGAATTATTTTTCCATGGACACCAGACCTTGCAGAGCAAAGCTCTCTGTTTGAATGTTGCGATGCTACAGGAAACACTTCTCCGGATGCGTGGCTTCCTACCGTACAGAGCGATATTCCTGCCGACATCGAGGATAGAGAAGCTCTTATGGACCGTGACCGTGCAGCCATCATTGCACAGGCTTCGCAGGCTCAGAAGTATTATGAGCAGGAAACTATTCCTACTTCAGAACAAAAGCCTGATGGCGGTTTTCCTGAAGGAGTATTCTCCTACGGAGACGTGAGTCTCGTCACGGAAGATTCTATGACACGGCTTGTAGCCATGGTAAAGGAATAGCAAGTGACAGGTGCGGATATCATTTACGAAGTTTCGGTTGACTTGAACGACCAAGAACCCGGGTATGAGTACACACGATGGCCCGTGCATCAGCTTCAGTCCTACCTTAGAGAAGCTCTTCTCTATGTTGGAAAGCGGATGCAGGATTGGTTCATCGAGCGTGTTATTCTTACAGTAGAACCCGGAGCTGACTGGCAAACCGGTTGTCCGGACGGAGATATTATCCGCATTATAGGAGAGAGTAATAAGAACGGAGCGTTGCTTCGCATACTGCGTCGAGTTGACGATGACGACAGCGCCATATGGCCTTCAGAGTCGTTTCGCTGTGTACAGCCCGGAAATTACAAGATGGAATCGTACTCAGTGAGCGCGACGGACAGCTCTATGTACAAAGTGTATCCCCCCGTTCCGTATGGAGGGGTACGCTATGTACTCGCTGAATGTTACACTGAACCGGACGGAGGATTGACCACATCTGTCAATGCGCAAGCTGTCGCTATCGTGAAGCAGTGGATGCTGTATCGTGCGCTGTCAATGGATTCAGAAAACAATCCTACCATAGTTCAGCTAGCACAAGAGCACAAAAAAACTTTTTTCGACCTTTTGAACTTGGTCACCCAGACGGAACTTTTGGAGACTGCTGATGACAGTAGTGTTCGACAAGTACGAAACCGTACCTCTTCATGAGTTTCACGCGGAGCTGGCTTTTGAATTTCCAGCTTTGCCGGAGCAGCTATTCGACTACTATTTAATTCGTACTGCGGTCGATATGGCAAAGCGCGGAAACATTATCCGTCGCAGAGCAACAATATTTGCTCAGCAAGGAGTGACACGCTACAGACTCGTATCTCCAGATGGTTGCGAGCCGTTGCATGTCATGGACATTATCAAGTCTCCTGATTGTGGATGTTCTGTACACGATGTGCGTAGGTCGTTCGCGGAGCCGCGTGGTAAGTTTTCCTGTGGCAGGGACATAGCGTGGTACGATGAGCACGAACGATGCTTGAATGTCAACCCATCTTTCTGTTTCGGCGATTACAAAGTCGAGATGTCTGTAACGCCGGGGATGCAGCCATGCGATCTTCCGTCTGAGTATTACGACAAGTATTTACCCACGCTGCTTATGGGCGTGAAATCTGCGATACTCATGATTACTGGACGGCCTTGGACAAATGTTCAGGTGGGCGCGGCTCTGCGTGATGAGTACACTAAAGCAGTAGCATCTGATGCGATAGATACCATGTCTCATAAGATGCGCGGCGGAGTGAAGATGAATTTTGGAAAAGCTATGTAGGTAGACGCTATTTAGGAAATCGAGGCGTTAGCACTATCGGAAACATTCTTCAAAGAATCTGCGGGCCAGCGCTGGAACCGTCCAGTTTGCTTTAAATGGGAACGGACTTTTTTGATCCATTTCATATAGCTTTAGCCAGAGTTCCGGATACTTTCGATACAATATACGCAATTCTTCTATCCGTTTTAGAGGACAACAGAAGCATGAGACACGGGTAAAACCCGCATCGTACAGCCCTCCCCATGTTAGACCTCGCGACCGACAATACTGTAAGGCGTCTGTTTCTGTTAGTCCCCATTCGACGAGCGGGTATCGTACTCTAGGGATATTCCTGATACGTTTTGTCTCATCAGATGCGATACCGTGGTATTCGATTATATCTTCTGGGATTGGTGTTACGATACGGTTACGAGCTTGATATTTTACCCCTGCTGCTGCTGCGAAGGCTTCCCTTTTTAGTGCAGTACACCATCGAGTGCGAGATGTAGCCCATCCATAACCTTTTTCTCCTTTGTGTTTTCCTTTCTTTTTTATGTGCTCACTGAACCAGTAATCGTAGTCGATGGCGACACGCTCGATTGGTATGGGACAAAGACGCTGAACTTGGTCAATGTGCTTGTACATCTGGGGAAATTCTTTGGTGGTATCTACGAAGATTATTCTATCGATCGGCCATCCTTTCTCCAGCATCAAAAGAAGCATAGCCGTGGAATCTTTACCCCCAGAGAATGAGACGATATGTCTTTGCATGGCGAAATCCTAATTCTATCGGTGTGCTAGTAACCTTACGTTCAAGCACATTTTCCAATTTTACTGGCTTATGTCTGAACCTGCAAGTATCGAGGTAAGGACACGAATAATGCGGTGCTCCGCAGCATCAGCTTCAGCTATTGCTATGTCGTGTTCGTAGTCTGTGTTTTCTACGCAGTAATACAGGTCATACAAAAGAATGTGCAGACACTCGTGTATAGCCCATCTTTTCAGTTCTTCCGTGGTTGGAACAGACTCATTATGTTTTGTAAGTACTACTTTGGCTATAGACTGAGTTCTATTTAGGAAAACTGATGCCGCAGACCGGTCTGTTCTGTCCTCATTCCAGCTAATCCGTATATCCCAATGAAGCAGACCTAATGTTGCAGCGTATTTCTCGACGTATCCTCGGAACATATCCAAGTCTTCGTCTCTAAGCATAGCTACCCCCATATAATTTAGATTTTGTTCTCGTCCCAAACATAGCAATCTTCAATTGTGCCTGCAAGTTGCATTTTATCCTCCTATCCTATAAGCTATGTCAACACCATTTAGGAGGCCAGCTATGGGAGGAAAGTGCGTTCCTCGTGTCGTCGCACAATGCAATACGACCAGCTTGCAAGAAGCGCAGAGTACAGAGAAAAGCGAAGTTTCTCTGTGCTTGCCGTTCGGCGGACATATCACAATTTCGGGAGATGTAGCAAGCTACACCCCCGGGACACCTCCTTCGGACGGTGTGTATTCAAAAATCGTCATTGCTGATGGATGTATAGTAGGAGCTGAAAAATACGACCCTCCTGTCTATACGTCTACACCATGCGCTCCTGTTCCCAATTCGTGTTCCAGCGCATCCAATACCTCGCTGCCTGACCCATCGCAACAGTCCGGTAATCTTTTCCAGTACGACGCTTCGGGGGCTCCGCTTGTCAAAGTCACAATCAGTGGAGGTTCCGGCATTATTGTTTCTGGTGATGGAACTGCTGCAAATCCCTTTATCATCGACGCATCTCCTGACAGTAGTATCGGTATCCAATATTTTCGTTCAGGCAATGATGCTATTGTACTTACAGGTTCAGGAACCTCAGACGACCCGTACACCTATACGCATAAAAACGGCCTTCAGCAAACGGTGAACGGGATGTCCTTTGACGCTTACGGGCATCTCACGGGATATACTGCACCATCAACATCCGGTACTGTGAACGGCGTCATCGGAGACGACGGTATCTATGTCGAAACTAATCTCACGTCAGGTATCGCAACCGTTACACTGGCTGACCCGGTGAAACCGCTCGAAGGTGACTACCTTCTTGGAGCTTTCAATATTCATCTCGATGAGAAAAATCGTATAGACAGTATCCGACGTGACGTAACTTTCCTTCCTGGCAAGTACGTTCTGGGTAACTATGAAGTATCTGTCAATGAGTACGGCACGCTTACAGATATTGCTTCCATCCAGACGGCAGGCGTTGTGACGACGAGCGCATCGAAGCTCTTTACTCAGAATACCGGAGATATGACACGCGAAATGCAGATTGTTACCGGGTCTGATTCGGCTTTCCGTATATCCTATAAGAGTAACGCCATACCCAACGACATCCAAGTTTATGTAGACGACATAGCGTATCAAGGCCATTTCATCGGTTCTTCTGGAACCGGGGTAACCAGCTCATATGAGGTGCTTACACAATCTACGTTTAGAGCGGGTGAGCACGTTATTTCTATACGAACCGCCGATACAGAAAACGGATTTACTGGACTCGGGTATCTCGATGTAACGCTCACTGTGGTGGTGTAACATGAAAGTCACGATAGGCAGCTTTGGGGGTATCATCCCTCGGTTATCTCCGCACGCGCTGGGTAACACAAATGCGAGTATAGCTGACAGCGTAAAGCTGCGTAACGGACGCCTTGAAGCATGGAGAAAACCGTGCGAGTTCCCTGTCGATAATCCCATTTCTGGGGCAATGTCATTTCACCTGCATGGTTGCTGTCCTGTTCTGTGGGCGGAACAGGGCGTCACCGTAGCAGAAATCCATCCAGATTGGGGACGTTTCTACATTACAGGGAGAACTAACCGTTTAGAAACCGTACTAGTTGATAGTACTACTTGTGCTGCTACGACGTACTATACTGGGGTACCCTCACCTTCTGCTGCTCCGTTTGTATCCGCTACAGAAGAGTGTAGCCGAATAGCTGACAGTCGCTCATATGTTTACACCTATGTCAACTTATGGGGAGAGGAATCAGCTCCATCTCCCGCAAGTTCTGTCATACGAGTCAACGACGGATCTCCCGTGCGGGTATCTGGAATAGAACTCCCTCCGGAAGGATATGGCATCGTAGGAGCAAATGTATACCGAGCGACTACTGGGTATCAACACGCCGACGGCAAACTTCAAAAACCGCTGACCGACTTTCTGTTTGTTGCATACGTTCAGTTCCCAGCAGTTTCTTTTTCAGATACCGTGAAACTTGTTGCGCTTGGCCCTGCTCTTGAAACGCAAAAAACTCGGGTTCCTCCTGTAGGTTTACAGAACGTATGCAAGATAAGCGACAAAATAAGATTGGCCGGCACGACCACGAACATGGTTCATTTCTCTGAACCGTTTCAGTTACATAACTGGCCGGTTCAGTACGACCTGACGCTCAGAAGTAACATCGTCCACATGCGCTGCGTGTCCGGATATCTTATTGTTACTACAGACACAAACCCGTACGTCATCGACGCCCGCAATATGGACCTGTCCAAACCTGTTCCGGTGTCGGCAGTAGACATGCAGCTTCCAGACATTGCTTGTGTATCGTCCAGTTCAGCAATAGCTACTCCGTTCGGTCTTGTATACAGCTCTCCGTTGGGTGCAACGTTAGTCGATACGCAAGGACGCTGGCGTATTCTGACTGCTGACTGGTTCAGCGAAGACGACTGGCATCACGTTCGTCCTGAGACTGCACGATTTGCCTTCTGGGAAGGATACCTTTTTATAACGACAGATATCATAACTCTGTTGTTGGATATCAACGGAGACCCGTTTGGCGATATGCGTGGGGCTGAGTTGGTTACGTTGAATAGGTATATGGGAGACAGTATGCCCGTGATGTACGAGACCAGCGGAACGGGAGACTGTCTGTATCTTCAGAAAGGTGTGATACAGGTATGGAATAAAGACGCTGAGTACGCTCCGTTTTTCTGGCGCAGTCGAGAGCTCACTGGAGATAACGACGCAGGAGGCGCAGGAAATAACGCTGACCGCACAGCGCCGCAGGGAAATCTATGGAGCCCGACAAGTGCGAAGATTCAATCTGCACTTACAGAATTTACACTTTTATCTGACGGGAAAATTCTGTATCATCGAAATGTAGCCGGAAGTAAACCTTTCCGTCTTCCGCGTATGGGGCGGCATCGTGCTTTCAACATACAGCTTGAAGGTACTGAGCCGATAGAGTACGCGGATATGGGTACATCGTATTTTACTGTTAATGCCGGAGTGTGATATGGACGTTTACTGCGATATTCTCGAACCTGAAGGAGAACCGACTCAGGCTCTCGAAAAGCTTACAGGGGTTTTGCCTGACATGCACGCTCGTGCGTGGGCTAAGGACAAGCAGCAGTATTATCCGAACCGTGCGTATTCTCCGAACATTCAGGCATTGTCCCAGATGTGGCTCGATAGGGTTATGAAAGTATTCGTCGCTTACGACCGCACGACGAATCAGCCTGTCGGATTTCTTATGGGTATTGTCTTTCGTCCTATCCCGTATCAGGCCAGTGTTTTTCAAATTGAAGACTGGTTTAGCGACGGGGATAAGGAAGTCGAAGCTGCGCTATTCAAATACATGAAAGACGCTCTTAGATTTCTGGGATGCAACGAGATTTGGCTCTCCGGGGCTCAGGGGGATACACCGGATATTACGGACTCTAAATGGAAGAAATCTAACATTTTTATTGTTGAGCGGTATGAGAAGGCGTAGCCTATGGCTTTCGGAAGCGACACTACCTGTAATATGCGAAATGGCCCGTCCGATTCGGGGCAGTCTATCGTCGCAAAAATTCTTCAGGGCGCAGCCATAGCCGCAGCCGCGTACAATACGACACGCGCTGTTTCCATTGCTACAGACCAATGGAAGATGGCAAAGAATTACTGGCAGCTTTCGCAATACTGGCTCGACCATTATCGCAATAACTACGCTCCTGTCGAGGACCAGGAGCTGGCTGAGGCTCTTGCCATACCGATTGAGACCCCGCAGTATGAGACTGCCAGAGGAAGGCATCGTGCTGTAGCTATGCTGGGGTTCAAAGGAAAGGTACATTCAGCTATACGAGTAACCTCAGAGTACCATACAGGACTCCGGAAAGACATGCTCATCGACCTTTCCACTGCACAAGCCCATGCAGTTGCTCTCGCCGACGGTCTTGGGTACCGAAACGAACGGGCTTATGTCGAGTCGCGAAACGATGTTCGGTTTGACAAGATGCTGAATACTGCCAAGCGTGGTAGAGATATGGTTGCCGATAACGTATCGCTGGCGAAGACCACGGCGCAGGCTTACGGTAGCGCGTATGAGCAGGCGTGGGAAGGCTTGCAGGGTTCGGCGTATTTCCTCGGATATCAGTCGCGCCGTAACCCCACATACTATCCGACAACGTACGTCGACAATGGTGAGGCGACGCAGAATCCAAGCGCCGTAAATATCGCTCTCGCTGAAATCCGTGCAGGGCTCGCTCTCCAGAGCCCCGGTCTTCCTCCTGTTTCTCGGGAGGTGAACAATGGCTAGTTGTACTTGTGCTAATCCCACGGCTGTATCCAGCGCTATAAAAACGCAGAGCAGCAATATAGGCAGTATGCTCGAATACGTCGACCAGACTCTGCATGGGTCGGCTATTGGTGGGATACATGGTGCACCTGCTCCTGTTCGATTCTGTCATTGGGCTGCCCCTGAAATTACAGACGTAGGCGTCAACGCATGGAATACTGCGTTTCAGGTTGCCGCGCTTACCATTGCCGCAGCAAATGCTGTAGCTCAGGGCGAGATCCATTCTAAGCAAATGGATCTCGCTGAAAGCTACTACAGCATGGCGAAATACAAATGGGACAGGTTTGCTGGGAATTACGTCCCGTTGGAACTGAAGCTGCTCAATGAAGTGTCTTCAGTTCCTGTTCGCAGTCTGGATTGTAGCGATGACAGGCAACGAGCAGGAGTAGCGGTTCGCTCATCTTTTGATATCATGTCCAGTTCCATGTCGCGCATGGCTAAGCAATATTGCCTGTGCCTTGACCCTTCACAGATACGGGATATAGAATACGACAAGACAGTAGCACTGGTGGATACTGAAAACTACAATCTGTACGACGACCAGTTCTTCACAGATTTCAAAAACGACCAGCGTTGGAATCGTCGAAGCAATGTACTGAATCTGGGGAGGAACCTAACCAGCACCGCACTGAAATACGGAGATGTCGCTCGCTCCCAGTACAGTGCTGTAGGCGCAGAACTTCAGCAAGCCGCGTCAGGAATGGTACAGGCTTTAGGATACTTTGGAGCAAGGAACGATACTTACTACCCGACAGATTATCTCAATTCTGCTGCGCAATCCAGCAGCCAGATTGTTTCAGTTGGAGGCGGTACGGGTAGTGTGAATCCGGCTAACACTCTCAACCCCGGAGGCTAATAATGGCTTTTCTCGGTGGCATATTTGGTTCTATAGGACAGCTTCTTCCCGGATATATGGAAGGGCAGCGGCAGGCAGTCGCTGATAACTGGAACGATTTGAGCCAGTACAATCAGGTTCAGGAAGGCCAGCTTAATAACTTATTCAACATGCAGACGTTTGACGACCGGCTGGCGATGATGGAAGATGCTATGTATAGGTCGGGATACCAAAGGCAAAACGATGCTATGACGCTGGAGAGAAACATGGTACTACAGCCCGGTCTGGTACGCGCTGCTCAGTTGCAAGGAGGAGCTCTCCCTTATCTTCAGCAAGCGATGGATATGGCTGCATATACACAGGCGTTACGCGCTCTTTCCGGGTATATCAATCCGATGTCATACGGCGGGATGCCCCTTGGTCTTTACGACGTTATGCGCTATACGAACTACTAGGAGTAACCCATGCTTACCGCTTATGAGAATCAGCCTGTTGTACAAAGCAATCCCTATGCGTGGGTGACCGGTGTACAGAATGTGAATACTGGTGGCGTAACTCCTCTGTACGGGACGCCTTCTCCGTATCCTACAGTGTTACACTATCGAGCTCGTCCGATGTACGCTGTCGATTATATGGCTCCTCCTGTCGTCCAGCTCGACCAGACAGTTGGACCAAATCTCGACAGAATATATGGCACTCTTTGGGATATGATGATGCGCAGGACGCAACCTCGTGCTTCTTCTGGTAATACCAGCAGTTCTGGCAATACGAGCAATGCTTCGCAGCCGGCGCAGGAGCCGGCAGCTTCACCGAATGTAACGCTGGACGGTGTACTGCTAGGAAGAATTCAGCAGGCAATCGCTGATGCTGCGAGAAATAGCGCTCCTGTAGTAACGGCGGAACCATCTGTTCCTACGGTTTCTACCTCTGCTGCGGATACCACAGCCGATGTTTCTGTACCGTGGTATGGAGGAAACGACCCATTGATGGCTGCAATGACTGGTAGTCAAACTTCCGGGGGATTTACAATAAGTCCCGAAGCACGCGCAGCCTACGCTGATATACAGGCTAAGCAAGCGGAACGTGCTGCTCGCTTGCGCCCTTATGCGGAAACACTTATGAGCCCAGAGTCGTCTGCTGAAAGCAAGGCTGATGCTCTTTACAAACTGTTCAATGGAACTGCTTCTCCGAACAGTAGCGTAACATTGTCTGACGTGCTTAGCACACCTGGAACTTATAGCAGTTCGCCTGCTGGCATCAATATGTTGTACGAGCAGCTTAAGAATATGGGGGCGTTGTGAGCTATGCCTAGACGACCGTTAGATATGGAAGATGTGCTGGCTGACCGCTTAGCCGTGATGTCACCTGAGAATATGGCTATGCAGGCTCTCATCAAAGATGCTGAATCTGTAATCGATCCTTCTCCGGCTCAGCCTTCACAGCCAGTTACCGATGCCTTCGACAAGCAATTGCTGCGTCTCATTGAATCCGTAACGCTGGACTAGCATATGGCTATCAATATCCCTTCCATACAGCCTTTACGACCGTTTGAAGTTCCTGACTACGGAACACAAATTAGCCGCTTGTCTCAAGGAGCCAATGCGCTGGCTCGGGCTATGGCGTCGGCTTCCAGATACCGTGCCTCATCTGGAGGGGGGACGGTGGAGACACTTTCCAATGGGCAGCAAATCAGCGTACCCGGAGGGGATAAGGATACAAGAGCGCGAAATAGAGCTGCCATTCTGAACGGTATGGCACTTCGCGTGATTGAAGGCAATCCGGCGCTCAAAGAAGCGTTCGCATCTATCGACCCTAACGCAAGCTACGAGAAACAAGATGCTGCCCTGAAGCGCATCGAAACTGATATTCTCCCTACCGCAGGGGCAAACCAGCCTGCGGAAGTGATTGAAGCCCTTGCAAGCATAGTCGCTACGCAGCGTAAGCGCGTAAACGCCCTAGGGTCTAAAATAGAATCTTCTGACGGTATGTCGGCTATCGGAGACATGCTTGGTGCTCGCCTTCGTACTTACGCTGAGGGAATACGTTCCTTTATCCAAGACGATACAGAGGCTGAAAAGCAGCAATCAGGCGAACGTATAAACAAAATTATCCAAGACACCATTGACAGTAACCCATACCTGCGTAATCAGCAACTATTGGAGGCGGAAGGTGTCAGTATGCTAGACCGGGCTATGTCCGGTACAGGAAGTGTGCTGACAAATATCGGTACGACAATTGCTGAGCAGGGTACCGATATGGCCGCTGATATCTTGCTTCCGATTGCTGGAGGAGCAATAGGCAGCTTAGCTGGTCCTGGCGGTGCGCTGGGTGGTGCTATTGCTGGACATACTCTGGCAACTGGGCTTAGCGGAGTTGCGTCTCGTGCAGACTACATTGCCCGAGTAGCTAGCGACCCCAACCTTACTCCTGAGCAACGGAGAGCTGCGCTGTCCGACGCTGCCACTGGTGAAGCTTTAGGGACAGGTCTGGCGGCAGGCTTCGCTGGCGGATTTATCGGTAAAGGGGCGCGTCTGTTGAATGGGGCTAGACGGGCAATCACGGGTAACGCTGCGGAACAGGCAACTCGTCAAGTCGGTAGAGGTATCCGTTCTTACATTACGAGAGACCTTCCAGAGATGGCAGCAGAAGGGGCTGCGCTTGCTGGATTAGAACAAGGTGCACAGAACGCTATCATTGCCAGTTCGTCTGGAGCAAACGTACCTCTCTCTCAGGATGTAGGTCAAGCCGCTCTTCTTGGCGGTCTCACCGGTGGTTTGTTTGCGGTACCGCGTAATATTGCCAGAGGCCCGAGACCAGATACCAATGCTACTCGTACGCAAATAACAGATGCTCCAGCGACTGAAGAGTTAGGGACACCGCAGAACAATAGCGCAGGCGGAGAAGGGCTCAACGATGAAACATTGGGTCGTTTTTCTGCGATGTCGCAGCGCACCAAGGCAGCTTGGAGAGAAAGTCAGAAGAACGTAACATATGACTCTGCTTTGCGTGACTGGGAGCAGAACGGTGGAACTGCCGCTGATTTCGATACCTGGCTGGAATGGACTCGGACTGTAAAAGGCGATGGGTTTATCAGCAAGAAGATTTACAGTAAGCTCAAGCGCGGTAGTTCGCGAAGCCAAGCCGCAGCTACTGTCGACCCCGAGACCAAATTGCGTGATTTCCAAACTGCTGTATCCAACGAGAACGCTGACTATGGTACTCTTATTCAGTCGTACCTTAGCGACGCTGATACCGCTGCGAGCATTACTCCGAACCAGATGGAATCTGTATTGGGTAATGCTGAATCCATGACAAAGTACAGTGAAGCGTTCAACCTTCACGGAACTGACTGGGCCATTCGTAAGTTCGACGAATACTACACTTCTCGTGACCGCGACGTGCCGAATCTTACTGCGATGCTGGCTCCTTATAACGACTGGCTTAGCCGGGCCCCGCTCGATGAGCAGCGCAAACGTCTAACTGAAATAGTCAATACTATCAGTACAGATATTCTGAACGGAGGATTCCATGCCAAGGGACAGACTGGCGGCGAAGCAGGCGACACGAGTAGGCAAACTACCTCCGTGGGACAGCCTGACGGAACAGGAACAAGAACAGTTGATGGCGCAGATACTACAGTTAGTAGCAGAATGGCGGCAGATACCGAAGCCGATACTCCAGTCTCTTCCGACGCAGGTGTTGAACCGACTCCTCGAATTGATAGAGCAGCTCAAGGCACAGGGACTGGCGGGTCCGCAATTCAGGGCGTCCGACCGAATCAAGGCGTTGAAGTCGATGCTCAACAAGCGCGGATTGGGGGAACAGCCAGCGGCTCGCCCGACGACGGAACAAATAATCGACAGCCTCCCTCCGGAGGAACGGAACCGAATCCGAGCGCAGGAGTCGATGGCGATGCGGGAATCAGAGACAGCAGCGTTGATACGGATGCAGCAAGCACTGGCCGGAGCGACATCCCCGATAGCGACGCTGGGATGAGTCCTGCCGAACCTCCTGCCAGAACTCCTGAAGTGCTTCGTAATGTGAACAATACTGAGTCAATGTTCGATGGTCCGTCAGAGGATATTTCGGCACTTCGCTCGCGTGTTCTGGGTGCAGAATCCCTCGACAAAAAGCAGTTGGATATCCTCCAGCGCAATCTTGGAAAGGGCGACGCTACGCAGCTTTCCGATAAGCTGAACGGTTTACTATGGCGTGAGGCACTCAACCGCGACGCTCGCGATATCATGCGTACTTTCCCCAAGCGTGATGCAGCTATACTACAGAATCTGCGAGACGCGGGTATAACTGAAGCGGAACCTCTCCCAGAGTTACCTCGAACACTTATTGACAGAGCTGTGCTTGCAAGACAGAATAATCTGGACATCAAACCTAATGAACTGGCGGAATCGGTACAGAAGCCGCGTGAAGCTCTGTGGCGTTCCGCAATACATGTGGTGTGCTCGATATGAACGCGAACGACTGCCCTACTGATTCTGACCTGCTATCCGCAGCATACTCTCCCCATGGAACATCCAATCCTGAGAACGGCGTATCGTCGTTCTCAGGGGCCGACGACACTATGAACGCTCGTGATGTCATAGCTCGCGAAGCAAGTTCTCGCGAAGAGACTGCTGAGCGTATTCGTAACGTAATCGGAGACGACAACAGCAATACAGCGCAGAGTACCGTACAGGACAAAAGGGGTCTTAGAAACCTTGCTAAGGATTTCAATAAGCTCTACGGGTCTGCCGTGCGTGGGCAGGAAGCGAAGCTGGCAAGTTTTCAGGACGCAGTAAAAAGACTTGGTAATCTGTGTACTGGGGACGAGAGCCTGTGGCTGAATATTACAACACGGCTCAGTGGGTTGTTCAACGATTCTCGCAGCGCGTTTTCTCGCTGGGTTATGATAAAGGCGTTTCAGAAAGACCGAGCGATGAACCAGCAAGAGCTCATTATGGGCCTGCGCAATATGGATGCGCGTATTCAGGGAACTTACAATCTTTTGAATGATACCTACGTTCGCCCGATACTCAAGTTTGTAGACCCAATCGGACGCAGGCTTGGATTCAACAATGCGGAAATGGCTACAATACTCGGAGACTACGCTAACGCTATGGCTACTCCTGAGAAAAACGCTGAGCTATTGCGCCGATGGGAAGCAGAGCTTGCGAGTATCTTAGAGCAGCCAGAAGCAGCGCGAGACCAAAGACGTGCTGTAGAACTGGTCACGAACATAGGCACGCTGAAAAACCACATAGATGATGAAAATCCTCCGGCAGGAGTTATCTCGTGCGGATACACAAATGGGCAAGCCGCGAAGAAGATTCAAGATATTTTAGACCTCGGTGTCACGCGAGAAGAAGGAGAACAGTTCTCCGCGATGCTTACCGATTGGGCATACGGAATACTCGAAGAGCGAGCGCGGGGAGGCGTACTAAACCCTGCGGTTCTTCAAAAATTTCCTCGCACGTTCAGTAACTACGTTCCGTTCCAGAATAAGTTCGAGAACCGCAGCGGGTCTGCAAACGATACTCGTCCGTATAATCCCGGAACATATCATGCTATGGAAGGCTCCAGAGCTGCTCCAGACTCTGCCTTCCTTACGCTCATGTCGTATTCCAGAAGAGCCTCTGCCGAAATCGGGATGCAGGATTTCGGATTATCGCTTGCTGCAAAAGCCGTAGCTGATAAGACAAACAAGATAGACAACGGACTAAGAATTTACAAAAGAAAAGACATCAACCGTTGGAAGCGTAACAAGAACCCTGCTATTTCTCAATGGGCAAGAAACATTGAGCAAAACGGCGGGCTTGTCGTAAACGTGCCGAAGTTCGCTGGTGGGACATTTATAGGGTACGAACGCAGCTATGTATGCTTTGACCCTAACTGGTCTGACCCAGCTAACCATCTGGATGGGATGACGCTTAACAATGCGCTCATTTCCAGCCCGAAGGCAAGCGGAGGTATGCACGCATTTGCTGTTGCGAACTCGTGGTACGGACAGATGTTTACTCGTATGCAACCTACGTTTGCTCCGGTCAATAGTATTCGAGACCTCGTCGAGCGTTCCTATCACTTGGCGGCGATGACCACTTTTGATGAGCAGGGACGTGAAGTTGCCGGAACAAGACTCCTTGGTTCGTATTTCGGAAATGCGTCTAATTCAGCGTGGATGCTTAGACAGGCACTATCTGGAAAAGCTGAGGCAGGAAGCGATGCTGCGCGTTACTGGGATGAATACAGGCGCATGGGGCTGTTTCAGGAATATACCCCGGGCATGAATCAGTCTAACCGTACTATGACTGAAATCATGGCTGATAGGGAACAACATAGTAAGCTGAGCAATGTACTCAGCACAGCCAGGCACGCTAAGCTGCGTCGAGCCATCAATGGTCTTGGACGAAGCAAAGATGCTGTTCTCGGGACTCTGGACTCTTGGAACGGTTACTTCAACAACATGGCAAGTTTCAACATGTTTGTCACCATGCGCAAGGCCGGTATATCGGCTGAGCGCGCTGGGAATAACGTGCTCGAATCCATGAATATGCTGCGTCGGGGGTCTGCTACTCCTATCCTGCAAGTATTCTTCCCGTTTGTGAAGCCGACCATGAACTCAGCAGCGGCCATGGCCCGTTCGCTGGGTCTGGTGTACGACCCGCGTGGATTCATCAAAGCTGGCCGTAATGGATGGAAGTACATGCTCGGTACTGCTATGGCCTATTCTATGATTCAGCCTCTTGCAGCAGATAGTCTGGGAACTGACGAGGAAACAGGGATGCGTCGTATTGACGCACTCAGTCTTTCAGAACTTGCGAAGTCTATTCCTATTGGTATCGGAGATGGAGCCTACGTCAAGATACCATTGGGCTTTGGTCCTGTACAGCTTATCACTACACTTGTAAATGGGGTCGATAGAGTTACTCGTGGTCTTATGACTCCCGAAGACTTTACGTTTGAGGTGCTGTTCACCGGGGCTAAAAATATGATGGCCGGCAACTGGCCTGAGTTCGGATTCACGGAAGACCCTGTTGACTATCTGGCTCAAATGTTCACACCGTCTGTCCTGAACACGTTTACACAGGTTGCTACCAACCGTGGGTATTTCGGGCAGCCCATTACATATGCTTCGGAAAATAGCGACAGGGCTTATGCTGACCTTGGTCGAGCAACGACGCCTCCGGTTTATCACAATATAGCTCGTGGCATATTGGAATCGACGGGGATTGATATGGCTCCTGAACAGGTGCGTGCTTTTGCAAACGGCCTGTTCATTGGTCCTTTCCGTATTTTGCGTTCCGTTATCGAGTCCGATAGCCAGTACAAAACTGCTAAAGAGCAGCCCATTCTGGACGACCATAACAATTTGTTCATCGCTGCAATTAAAGCTTTGGGGGCAAGCCAAGTACTTAGCTCAGTGCAGAACGAAGGCCGAACCTTTTTCTATACTGCCTTAGACTCATACGAGAAACGTGTGAAGCAGTCCGGTGTAAAGCTGACCAGTGATGTGTACGGTAGAGACCCCGAAGCACGCAGAGCATATCAGACAGAGCAGCTTCTCGAACACGGCTTTACGGATGCGGAAGCTGCTGATATTATTCTGCTGCGAGAAGCTGTACAAGCTATGCGCCAGCGTAGCCGCGACTTCAATGAGCAGACCAGAACGACATGGCTGACAGCTAATGACTCGGAAGAGCTGAAAGCTGCCATTGCAGAACTGGTCAACGACGAGGCTACTGTGTACGACCGCGTAGTTCAGAACCTAAGCTACTACGGATACGCAAGATGATTATATATCTCCCGAGACAGACCGCAAGGATAGCTTTCCGTATTCGCGAGATAAACAGCGGAGCTATATCGGTATCGTGGGAACGCTTATGCTTGCATATAGCTCCGGGACAGTACGACCAGCCATGCGGCCCTAACGGGTCTCCGTGGTTTCTCTATGGGTGCTGGCCCGGAAAGCCTACTGGCGTTGATATTGCAAACCCTCATTATGATTTCCCCACATTCAGAATCCCAGCGTTCAACAGAGACGCCGATGGCAGGGTCGTTTTCAGAATACCCCCAGAATTATGGAACGTCCCTAATGGAAGATATTCTGGGCTGATAATGCTGGATGCGCCCGGGTGTGATACGCCGTACGACTTGACAAAGCACATCTACGTTGCACCGCCGCCTCCTGAGAAACCGGAAGTTATTCTTCCTCCAGGATACGACATAGGGAAAGACTGCAATGTCGTGTTTGATACACCGTGCCATGACCATTTACCCCCAAGGCCATGCGTATTAGCCAAGTTTGATATTGACATCGGCCCAGAATGTTCAGACCATTACGCCGACCAAGTTACCATAGAGGCAGTAAGAATACAGTGTGAGGATGAATAATGGCAATACATATCAATTCAGGTAAAGGTCGTTTTGGTGTGAGTATCAGGGTACCATACCCGGAAGCAGACGGACTCGTCCTGCTGAGCGACTCAACCGTTCCAGGAGGATTCCGATGGGGAGACTTTGCGCAGGGGCCGCAGGGGCCTCGCGGACTCACCGGGCCTGAAGGACCAAAAGGAGCTCGTGGGCTGACCGGAGATACTGGTGCAACCGGGCCTGAAGGGCCTAGAGGGCCGCAAGGGCCAGAAGGGCCGCAAGGGCCAGAAGGGCCGCAAGGGCCTCGTGGACTTATGGGCCAGACGGGGGCTACCGGACTTCAGGGAGAGCGTGGACCACAAGGGCCAGAAGGGCCGCAAGGGCCAGAAGGGCCCAGAGGTCCTATAGGCCCTAGAGGTATGGCTGGAACCCCTGGCCCTCAAGGACCGGCTGGCCCCCCCGGATTCACTATTACCAATCACAGCCATCTTACACATCTCAGTTTTGCTGAGAGCGGACATACTGGATTCGCGTCTGCTGAAGATGTAGTAGCCCTATCGCAGCGTATTGCTGCACTCGAAGCTGTAGTGCAAAACCTTATAGAAGCGCGGGAGTCAAATCGTGTATAATATGAAAGCAGAAAAGTTCAGCGCGTACCTCACGGACAAGCTGGAAGCGTCTTCCGTCTATCTCCCGCTTTCTGTTGATGCAGAAGCAGACCTTATAGCCTTGCTTGCGGCAGACGATGATTACATATTCCTTTCAATCAGTGACGACGTGTCATACGAAGTTGTGCGCTGCCGTAATACGAACGGAACATTGCTTATCGAAAGAGGTCTTGAGAATACAGAGGCGGTCACGCATGGCGTAGGAGCCTGCGTGTCTTCAGTCTCTCCTCTTATTGTCAGCGTGATAAAAGATTTGGTGTGCGGGTATAGCTGCTGCGAAGAGTCTGATTGTGTTTGCGACCCCGTAGCTTTTGCTATGGAGCTGCTACCTAAAGCAACCCAAGGCGAACAGTGGGAAGGTGCAGTTGTATTTAGCGGTAGCTTACCTATGACAATCGGTGTCAATGGAGCACCTGCGTGGATGAATGTAGAATCCAGTGCAAACTCAATCCGGCTCTATGGTACGCCTGACGCAACTGGAGAAATATCGTTTAGCGTCGCTGCCACAAATTGTAACGGTACGCAACTTACTGTGCGTACCGTTACAATTACTGTTGGAAGTAACTAACCGCAACGGCTATAGCCGCAGTTCTGGCAGAGGTGGCATCCTTCCTGAAAAGTCAGCTCTGCGCCACATTCAGGACAAGGGGTATTTTGCAAATCCATATCAGAGTGCGACGGCACAGGGTTAGAATCTTTAAGATAATGAGTTTCTAACACTCGTGCAACAGCATCTGGGATGGAAAGCAGGATACCCTTTTTCTGGAATATGGGATGCTCGCCGCCTATACCTTTGAGCTGTGCAACTATGTCGCGCACGGCAACACCGGAGCGCAGACAAAGGGAAACCAGTCTGCCTATGGCTTCAGCCTTAGCGGTGATGGAACGTCCGGATTTTCCGATAGTGGCGAAAACTTCGAAGGGTTTGCCGTCCAGTTCGTTGACGGTAAGGTACAGCACACCGAGCCCCGTCTGGATTTTCTGAGTGAAGCCCATGACGACATCGGGACGTTCTTGTACATGGCCTACAGTTTGCTCGGTATTCTGCGGCTTCTTATCAGCCGAACCGACCGTGAGTACCTGCACGGATTTGCAGCCGTCGCGATAGACGGTGACACCTTTGCAACCCAGTTCATAGGCGAGGCGATAGATACACTCAATATCCTCGACGCTTGCACTGTGGGGAAGATTGACGGTTTTGGAGACGGCGTTGTCCGTATATTTCTGGAAGGCAGCCTGCATACGCAGGTGATCTTCCGGCGATATGTCCATAGCAGTGACAAAAACGCGCCGTAGTTCTTCAGGCAAGAAGTCCATGTCCTGGATAGAACCTCGCTCTGCCACAGCATCCATGAGCTCAGAACTGTACAGACCAGCTTTGCGAAGAGCCTCTTCAAAATGAGGATTCACTTCGACAAGACGTTCCCCGTCCAAAACGTTTTTAGCGAAGCATAAAGCGAACAGCGGTTCTACGCCGGAGGAACAGGATGCGATGATGGAGAGCGTGCCGGTGGGTGCGATAGTAGTCACTGTGGCATTGCGCAATGGCGGCTCACCGCGCTTGGCGAAGACGGATTCCGCAAAAGCAGGGAAGGGGCCGCGTTCTTCGGCGAGCTGAGCAGACGCCGCACGCGCTTCCTGCTGAATGAAAGACATTACTTTTTCAGCCAAGTCTAGTGCTTCCTGGCTATTGTATGGAATCCCGAGCTGGAAAAGCATATCTGCCCATCCCATAACGCCGAGCCCTATCTTCCGATTGGTCCGCACTTTCTCTGCAATGCAATCCAGAGGAAAACGTGAAGCGTCAATGACATCGTCCAGAAAACGTACGGCTAGGTGTACAGTGTCTCGTAGGCTTCCCCATGCTACGCTGCCTTCAAAAGGATTTACAAAACGTGATAAGTTTATCGAGCCGAGATTACAGGCTTCGTAAGGCAGAAGCGGCTGTTCGCCGCAGGGATTAGTGGCTTCTATCTCGCCCTGCGAAGGCGTTGGATTGTCTCGATTGATACGGTCGAGGAAAACGATACCAGGGTCTCCACTGGCCCACGCTTTCTGAACCAGCAGGTTGAATACATTTGTGGCTTTCAATGTATTGGTTACCGTTCCAGAACTCGGGTCAATCAGCGGATATTCTGCGTCTGCATCAACGGCTTTCATGAAATTTTCGGTGAGACCTACAGAAAGATTGAAATTACTCAGTTCGCCGTCTTTCTCTTTTGCTCTGATAAATTCGATAATGTCTGGATGGTCAACGCGCAGGATACCCATATTCGCCCCACGTCGCGTACCACCCTGTTTGATTTGCTCTGTTGCCGTGTTGAATATGCGCAGAAACGATAAAGGTCCAGAGGCAACACCGCCTGTGGTTCCTACACGCGAGTCTCTCGGACGTATACGGGAAAAAGCGAATCCCGTACCGCCGCCGGACTTGTGTATCATAGCGGCATATTTTATGGCATCGAATATTTCTTCTATGGAATCTCCTACGGGAAGTACAAAGCAAGCAGAAAGTTGCCCCAGTTCGCGTCCTGCGTTCATCAGCGTAGGAGAGTTCGGAAGAAATTCACCTTTACTCATCAGGCTGTAGAATGTATGACTCAGCTCAACTGGGTCGTACTTTGACTTATACTTTACTTCTTCCCATGCTACATTTGAAGCTACACGCCAGAACAGATCGGCTGCATCTTCTATAGGTGTTCCGTCGCAGTCCTTTTTGTAGTAGCGCTTAGAGAACGCGAGCTCTGCGTTTTTTGTCAGTTTAGGAACAACTAATCCTTCAAGAGGTATTCTCGTAAACGATTCTTTTGTGAGTTCTGCTTCCTTCTTGTGTGCAGTCATTGTACATAACTCCTATAAAGTAACGGGTTGTCATAGTATTGTACTTGACAGTTTCGCTTATTGATACTATGGTCAGCGGCAGTACACCCCCTCAGTACCAGCAACCGCTACCCCCTTGGCTGCGGCCAGCCGCACAGTACCGCGCCCGCTCCCGGTATTATGCGGCTGGTTCTTTTTATAAAGGAGAATTTTTCTTAGTCGTCTACATGGCGTAGACGTTTACGCAGTTTCGTGCTCGCCCAGAAAGAAATTCTTTTCCGCTTAGGAACAGTAATATGTTCTTTGCTGCGCGGGTTAAACGATCGTCGCTCCTTGGTTTGCCGCACGCGAAGTACACCCACTTTCGGAATTTCAAAGCGACCATCCTTCAGAATGATATCAGGAATCAACTCTGAAGCCGCGTCAAGAACACGCTGTACATTGCTCTGTACTACCCAGTCCGTGAGTACCGGTGCTTTGTATTGATCCCTAAGGTTTTCTTTCATGATGTTCCTTCTGGTTTTATCCACCAACAATCTGACAAAATCTTTCTTAGTCATGGTAACCCCATATTTTATGTGTTTCTCAATTGTTTCTGTATCTGAGAAGCGATACGTTTGCATTTTGCATCACCTAGATACTGTTTGTACGATTCCTCCCACTTCTCCAGTGTACCCCAAAAAGATAACCAGCGTACCATAATAACAGTCTTATGTTTCACTGCGTAGATAGGCTCCTTTCCAGATAGAGTAACTGTACTATAGAACATATTCTCTATTTCTGACATGCGAAGTTCTTTAAGAACAGCCGAACTAATATTCGCTCCCAAGAAATCGCACTGTGTCAAGCAGTCTTGGTCAAGCACAACACCGTGTAAGTTAGTATCATTGAACCTCGTTCGATAAAAATCAGTCGCTATAATATCAGACCAAGATAAGTTAGCACGAAACAAATTTGTACAATAGAAACTACATAGGTATACGATTACGTTAGAAATGTCGGCTCTGGACATATTTGACCTGCCAACCATAGCTCTGTACAGTTTCGCTTCTGATAATCTGGCCCCTTGTAAATTTGTTCTCAGCAGAGATGTATACGATAGCGTAGACATCTCAAGACTTGCTTTTTTCAGGCTGACTGCTTCCAGTCTAGCGCCTGTAAAATCAGCTCCGGATAGTTCAGCTTCAGAAAAATTCACTCCGTACAAAACGGCTTGGCTGAAGCAAGCCAGTTTTAGGTTGGCGTTCGCTAAGTTTACTGCTCCTAGCTCCACACGGCTAAAGTCAGCGCCTTCAAAGTTCGCTTTGCGCCCTCGCTTTCCATGAGAGGCCAGCCAAAGATTATGGTCTTTGATTGCTCTCTCCTCTTGCCGGGTGAGACTTCTTAGCTTCACTATGCTACCCCCTTCTCCACTCCGATTTATTCCCGTGGCATGTCTTCGAGAAAAACGCCGAACCCGTGTTCCTCTGCTACGGTTTTACAAAGTTTTGCAACTTGTCTCATATCAGGATGCGCTGACTTGGAAAGTCTGAGCTTCAGAAAATGACGAAACTCGCGCATATTCATTTGCACCATGATGCTTGTAGCGGTACTTCCAGTAAGTACGGTGCGTGCAATTTCTGCTTTGCCTGTAGTTTTTAAAATATCTCGATACATCTTACTGGATAGCGCAACGGCTGATTCCCACATGCCGTAAGACGCACTACCTTTTTCCAGCGTTACTGACCGAATCACTTGAATGCTGTCTGTATACGCAACGTACCTCGTCGACTCTTGACAGTACGACGCCAACCGATGACGCACGAGTTCGTGCGTGATATCCCTGCTTGTACGAATTTTCAGTGTGATAAAAGCAAATTCCAGAGGAGACTCATGCCCCCACGATATGAGCTTTCGTACAAATTTTTCCGCCCCAGATACGCTCCCGGACAAGTCTGCCATGTGGCTCACTTTTGCAGCTTCTTCAACGGCAAGTGCTGGAAACTGGGTTCCGTTTACGAAACTTACTGCATGGTCTACGATCTCAAATTCACTATCGAACCAGAGCTCGTTGAACCCGTCATCCATAAAGCGTAGTACCAGCGTATCTTCAGACCTCATCTGTCTCCTCCTGTTCCGACCCATGCGTCGTTTTGTGTTCTGTTCTCATATTTCTTCAACGTGGTAGCTATAATAGTTTCCACGTCGATACCAAGCGTATCAGCCAGGGTAATCCAGCAATACAATACATCCCCCATTTCAGGAACTATGTTATCCACAAAATCCGTTACAAGTGCGTAATCTCCACGCATAGCACGCTTCACTTTTCCAGCTACTTCACCTGCCTCCTCAGTAAGACTCAGAGTCAGATAGAGCGCTTTGCTGTCTATGCGTAAGCCGTTGAGCTGAACTGGATAAGCGGAGAACAGTTCAGCCGTAGCGTGCAACCCTTTAGCTGCTTCCGATAATTGCTTACGGTCGTACATCACTCCGCTCCTTCCTGCTCTTCAACTTTGAAGCCCAGCTTATCGAGGGCCACACGCTCTATAATCACAGCTTTTACTCGGGCTGAGGGCAACCAGCTTATGCCCTTAGTCAAGTCTCTGCTTACGGTATCTGTTACAACACCTATACCTGACAACTCGCTGAGTACCGTATTCACGGAAGCGTTCTGTTTCCGGCACCATCTCGCGAGGTCAGCATGGGCTATAATGACACGACGGTCTTCCTGTTCTACCCGTACCACCACTGAATCTCGGGGAGCTTTCAGCAAGTAGTTATCTGGCATACCGCTTGACCCGGGGTCAGGCGTTTTAGTATCACGCTTGGCAGCTTTCACTACAAGCATACCCGGCTGCCGTTCGATGAGATACATACCAAGCAGATTCATGAAGTTCGGTGCATTGACCGCTGTACCGCGACGGTTTGCGGGGACAAATACATCGAGTACCCATTTTTCCAGCGCATCCATATCGTAGTCGAGCAAGCCGAATTCTACGCACCACCGACCAACTTTGAGTGCGATAGCAAGCGGATAGGACATAAATCGTTCGTTGTTACGGAAACCAGCGTTCTCGATCCAGTAGTTTATTTCATTGCTCAGAATGGATAGCCGGTCAGGACGTTGCATGATTTGATACATAAGCTCTGGCCCTGCCCATCCATAGTTGTTCTTCAACAAACCAATGCAAGCAGTGATGTACTGATTCACCGCCGGCACGTCTTCGTATGACTTGAAGTCGCACTCGTACTCCATGACGCGCAAAAGCGTAGCGTCTGAATCTCCTGCACGACGAGCGATAGCATCCTTAAATGACCGGTTCGCCGTCGTGAATGTCATGGTTTTCCATTTACCAGTTTGAACGTAGCTATCTCCACTGGACTTCAGCTTGTCCTTTTCTTTGCCTCCCACAATAGTATACGCTAAGCTGTACATATCTTCGTCGTTTATGTCCGTTACCTCGTCCATAAACACCGGAAGATTGTTCAGTATACTCATACGTCTTGTACGCGCCACAGATGACGCTTCGCGAGAGATAAACTGCTCATATGGATTCCCCCATACAGAGGCGGCGAAGCGCAAGACGTGCGTCTTACCAAGGCCAGAAGCAGACGACCACAGCGACAGTATGCCGTTTGTGGCTTCGCCCGAACCGTATCGCAGGAACGGAGCGGCAAAGGACATGCACATGGCAAGCTGCCCTATCTTCTGGTCAAGGGTTTTATACATCTGAGGAATATGTTTCCATTGTTCAAGCGAACCCTTCGCCTTCAGTTCAGACTCGACAAATGCGGCTTTGCTGCCGAATCGCACGCTGTGTAATCCGGTTTCTGTAACTATACCCCGACCAGTAACGAAGCCTCGTATGGTCTGTTTACTTGCTGGGTCTACATAATCTTGCCAGCCGTACTGGTCCAGCGTCGGTAATTCTGTAGCTCCATTGACCACAGTCTGTAGATATGCGTTCATGAATCCCATAAAAACCCCAGGTTTTATGTCGCCTACGGGGAACATATTGCCGTTTGCGAACCAGTGCATAATCGACTGACTGCTGAGGTCACGGTCGATTATGAAAAGCAGCTCTTCTGTGCGACCGTTAGGATGCTCCACTTCAAAGACATGGCTGCGTTTCGGCTGCCCGTCTACGGTCTGATAGACGGCATACTTATAGTATAGACGCGAAGTACAAATTACTTTCTCCTCTACTGTCCAGATACCCTGCGCATCCTTCGTGGGGATCTTCCACACGATACCTCTGCGGTCTACCTGATAAGACGGATGAGATAGTGCCAGTCTCTGGGTCAATACCGGATCTTCAGCGGGGAGCGTCTTGAGCAAAGGAGATGTGGGAGTAGTAACTGATGCGTCACGTTGAGGTTCCTGCGCGATAGCTTTGGGCAGCTTCGCGATTTGCAAAGGCGTCTTTATTCTTCCGTAGTGCGGACAGTTTGCACATAGTGCTGGATTGATTTTTTCAAACGATGAGCACAGACTCGGCGCATCAGGATGTGTACTGTGGAATATCCGGTCAGTATTGGATGAATCATACCGAGTTTTATCCATCGCACTGATAGTATGCGCCCACTTATTGCCGTCGATACAGCGGCGAAGCACAGTGAACGCAGCGAACCATTGTGGATAGGCGCACAGCCCAGCAGTCAGAATCTGCGGGCAGCCTTTCACTACATCTTCTGCATGGACAGACGGCGCTTCGTTCAAGCCGGCTGCGGACATTGCCGCGTACTGCGCAGAATTAGTCGTGTAAGACTTCTGTACGGGGACAGATGTGTCACGAAGCACACTACCCATCTTTTGCAGAAAGGCTACCGGGTCTATATCCGCAGATGCTTGCCACAAGACCCTTACAGTGTTACCGGACTTAGTGTGCTGCGTACCAGGTACGCGCAACACACTAGCGAGGTCTTCTGCTCTCGTCGGGTCAACGTCCAGTTCTTCCTGTTTACAGAGCCTGTGAAAATAAGAGGCCATTCCTTTCCAAATAGAAACCGGAATAGACTTGGTAAACGTCCAGTAAACGTGTAATCCTGCTCCTGAAGATATAATAATAGTCGGTTCAAGCCCTGTATTCTGGACGAAGCGAAAGAGGTCATACAATGCTTCCTGCGCGTTCGTATATTTGCTGTCGCTTTTCCCTGCGTCAATGTCAGCCCACAACGCACGACATTCATCGACATTAGCAGCCTTGCGCCCAAGATAAAATTCTTTATATCTACCCGGAGCAAAATATGTATCGAATCCCTGTGCTGAATACTCAGCACAGGCACGCTCGAGGTCTTCAGCGGAGAGGTGGTAATTTTGACGGCGGATTACGCCTTCGGGAGAAGACTTCAGTGCTAGAGAAAAATAGCAATAGTCTTGGGCGAAACCAGTTTTAGGAGGAAGCGGAGGAAGGATACGATGAAGAATAGTTGTCATGATAGCTCCTTAGTTATCTCTGTAGGTACAGAGTGGCCCTGCCTCTCTTTGCTGGTATGAGAGACCTACCCGCCTGATACTCAGGAGCTGAAAAATATCGGCGGCAATCATACCAGCGAAGAAAGACAGGGCCATATCCGGGACGCCCCACGCTGACGAGCTCGAATATGACCCTGTTTGCTTAGATTGTCAAGCTCCTTTTTACATAAGTGCAGACATCATGTTAGTTATGCTTGCACTCAGGTCACCGCTCGATGCGGGCTGCTGCGCACTTGCCGTAACATTCGGCTGCGGCATCGGCTTCGGAGCCTCTACCGTGGTATGCGACGGAGCTACCCCCTGCAATATTTGCTGTGCACTGGCAAGCAATGCACTCATCGAGGAGGTATCCCCCGGAGCGGGCTGCGTGATAGGCTGAGTAGGCGCAACGGGCGGAACCTGTGTCGCCACGACAGGCTGAGCGGGCTGAGCGGGCTGAGCAGTAGCGGCACCTTCCCAAGGAGGCGTCACCGCAGAGATTGGCTGAGCAGGCTGAGCAGGCTGGCTGCCCCCTTCCAGAATCAGCTTTTCCCGGACGTTCTTCAGCTCCTGCACTTCCGCACTGTTACGCAGATTGTATATCTGCCGGATAGAATCAGCATCAATAAACGCGATATGTCCTTGGCTGTCAATCTGAGGCCGGAAGCAGACTACACCAGTCACTGTCGCTTTTCCATCCGGCACAATCTTCGTGATGAACATAGACGGTGTGCAAGTGAAGCTCGGACTGCTATGCTGCGCACAGAATCCTTTCAGTCCAGAGAACTTGTACACATTCTGCTGCGCATCGGACTTACCATACATACTCATACTTGTGAGGTCGAGTACCCAAGGATTGGAAATATCCAGACCCATCTGTCCGGTCAGCGGGTCATTCCGACAGAGCAGCCAGATTGTACGCCTGCGAATCTGGAAATCCCAGTAGGGTTGACCTTTTCTATTCACTTTCTGGTGGAACTGCTTGGGCAGCGCATCAGGAAATACGGTCGGGTCGGGCCAGTTCCAAACAAGGTCAGGAGCCTTGTTCTCATCTTCCCCGTAGTCATCGGCGTACCACACGCAGTGATTCACGGGAGAAGCGCACACCAGCACACCGTAAAGATTACCAGCTTCTACAATTTCCTGCTGCTGTCCATCGACAAGCATAAAGTCCATCTTTCGCGGACGAATCACGCGAAAGGCACTTCCACCAAGATTGTTGAAATCTTCGTCGAGAGACGCCTGAATAGAAGCCATCAGGTCAGCTGCGATTGCAGGATGCTCCCCAAGATGAAAAGTCAAAGGAACGAGTTCGTTCATAAGAAACCCCCTATCAATTTTTGGTTATGGAAAGAACAGGTTTATCTACTCGGCGAACACCAAACCGGGAAAGCTCTGCATTCTCGGCTGTTTCCAATGAAACATAGTCGCCGATGTATTCTTCGAGATTGTCACGCTTGACTCTTCCTTGCAAAAGCAGACCGTCGGAAAGCGGACGCCCCTCATTAGCGCACTTCACTATCTGCTCTAACATGAATTTAGTCAATGTTTCGATGTCAGAAATTTCGTAATAGCTGGAAGCCTTACAGCAAACCGTTCCGATACCCTCGAACTTCACGCTCTTAACTCCTATCGAGCTCATCTCCATAAGGATTGCGTCTTTCAAAGGTTCTTCCTGTTCCTGCTTCAGTTCGGCAGCTTCTTTTTCCAACTGTGTTCTTTTCGTTCTGACTGCGATATACTCAGTCACAAGCTGATTCAGATCCTTCATTCAATGCCCACTCCATTTCTCTGTAGTAACGTTCCATCCATTCAAGAAAATCCTTCTTGCGGTAGCACGCTTTTCGCCCCATCAGGTAATACTTCGGCCCCTCTTTTTTCTGCGCAAGCATAGCAAGCGTCGTCTGCGAAATAAGACCGTTCGTGGCCTTATAAGCATCGGTGCGCACGAAGAACGCCGGAAGAGTGTCTTCCAAGTCCTTCAGAATTTCCTCACTGAATCCGGCTCTCGGTTTAGTCATGTCTTGTCCTCCACATAAACAATCAATAGATTACAACATTACATCTGTCAAGCACTATTACGCTATGTTTTCAAATAGCGCAGCAACAGAATCCCCAAAGCTTTTTCCTTCGTCGAGCATAGTGAATCCTTTACGTTCTTCCGGAGATGCCATTACTCGTATAACGCTCACCTTAGAAGCAGTCTGCTTCGCTGAACTCAACCGCTCCAGTGCCTGCGTGTAGACAAACCCGCCCAACATCGGAGGCCCGTCGAAAATCATAGTGTCACTTCTCGACAGCTCAACCCCGTAACTCACAGTCTGCGGATGCGCTATCAGCACATGCGGAGCGTCTTCGTACTGGAAGTCGTGAAGTATTTTCGCTCGGTCTGAGCTGTTCACATCTCCACTAATCAGTTCAGCACTGTAACCTGCATCCCGTATTTCCTTCAAGCGCATCGCCATAGACTTCTTGAAGCAGGAAAATATGACGACCTTACGCTCAGTTTCTCCGATAATTTCCAGAATGGTCTGAGTTCTGGACGTGTGCTCAAGCTCAACTGGTTTGCCTTCGTTCGAATTGCAGAATCCGAGAGCCGTCTGAAGCAGCTTCTGTAATACGACACCTCCATTCGCAGCAGTGATACGCTGCCCAGACTCCGTGAGTGCCTGAGCTTCTGCCACGAAACTTTCACGGATGCGCTTCTGCTCTGCGGATAGCGAACACATGCGGTTCTGGGTAACGACTGGTGGCAAGTCGAGGATGTCTTTCTTAGCAAAACGGATCGCCGGCTGCATAGCCCTATGAAATACTTCAGGTGCGTCTGAGGTGTTCTTCTTCATATACGGTTCGGAGCCGTATTGATACGTCACGCGAGACAGCCAGGCAGACTTCGAGCGGTAGCCCAAGTTTTTTCTGTTCACCATACTGCACATGCCGTATATCGCTTCAGCGTTACTACCCGGCGAACCCGTGAGTCCTACTACATAGTTCACATTTGTTTTGTTCAGAACTTTATCGAACGCTTTGAACCGTTGACTGGACGCATTACCTAAATGCGTCAGCTCGTCTATAACGCAAGCGCCGATGAACCCGCGTTTTACGGCATCCTGAAACTCATCAGTGGAAAGCCGAACGCTGTCATAATTTGTTATGTAGTAATCCGCCCGTTCTTTGAGTGCCGAAACTCGCGTCTTTTGATGTGCTATTAGAAGCTTTGCTCCCGGAACAGTTGCTTTTATGCCATCGTACCACACGCTCTGCATAGTT